TTTGTGATGGTTGCCGTGATGAATGGGGGACTGTTGCCATGAACGCAAAAAAGGCGCGGCATATAGCACACGCGCCTATCACTCTTTATTTCGCTCTATCTGGATTAAGCCACGTTCTCACGATTTGCAGGATGTCCGTCAGCATCGGGATCATCCTCAGTCGTATACAACTCTTCGGGCGCTATTTGCAAAGCATCCGCGAGTTTCAGCGCCGTGCTAATGCGCGGTGGTGTGCCCGACTCAATGCGCGAAATGGTCGCCTCGGTCAGTTCAGTCCTCTCTGCCAATTTCTCCTGGGTAAGAAATCGCTTCAGTCTCCAGTAGCGCAGTCGTGTCGGTCTATGCATCGTTCTCTCTCCTTCATCGCTTTCCTACTCTCATTCCCTATCATTATACGCAAGATATAGCTAAACCACAATATCCTACGCATAAACTTGATTTAAGAACTACAATAGGTTATAATAAGATTATCATTTGATTAACATAGGATAGGCAAAATACGAGGGGCAAAAGGAGCAACCATGCAGATCAAACAACGCATCACGGTAGACCAAGCAAAAGAGTTATCCGAATCCGCGCAACGACAACTAGCCGAATGGCTAGAGCACAACGTAGGCGATGGTGATCCCGTGCACGTCTTCATCCCGCAAGAGGAGTACGGCCAGTACGATGGCGAGTTCTTGGGCATGTGGGATCAGGAGTTCGAGTTCGACTATCCCGATGAGCGTATCGGGAAGCTCAAGAACCACGAAGGTACGATCATTCCCCTTATGGATATCGGACAGATGTTGCAATTCCTTGCAGACCTCGATGTAATGCCTGTCACCTTGCCATTCAGCCCTGTAGAACTTTGTGATGAGTTATGGTCGCAGTGCAAAGAGGAACTCGAACAGCCACTCTAACCCCAAAGGAGCAACCAGTGAAGAAACGCCCAATAGAGGCATCCACGATAATGCAGCAACTTCCCTTACCTCTTGAGGAAATTGTCATCCATTGCTTCTTTGGGTGCAAGCATATTGTGCAAGCAACTTGTCCATTAGAGGCACACGCTCTAATGGAGCAACACTATGAAGTGAGGCATGCACATCAGATCCAGAGAGCCATAGCATATACAACCGGCAAATAAGGAGCAACCATGCCAGAAGAACGCGCATCCCCCAATTACGAAGCGGAGACACTCCGCCAGTTGCATTGTCTCGTCGAAGAGAATCATCAATTGTTAATTGAGCGCCAAGAGGCATACGCACTCTTGGAGAGATACCATGCTCAAACGACTCTTCTCCTCCATCGATGGGACACGGGCACCGACCCAACAACAACGGTAGCAACACTCCGCAAATTACAAGAACGTGGTGCGGAGTTGCTAACCCACTTGGTAAAGGAGGCAGGCAAGTCATGAACACACAACCCTGTCCATTCTGCCCGCTCATGCTTCCGGATCAACCCGATCTGTGGGAACGCATTGGTAACGATTTCTTTGGTGAACCCGCCATGATTGGTGATGTACATTCTTGCGGATCATGTACAGAGGTAGGCGAGGAACACACGCAATACTGGCTCGATTTACTGAAAGGCGTTGCATCGTCAAGTGACCCCATAGCTACAAGCTAGGGGCTTGTCCCTCACCGCGAACGGTGGAGACGATAGGCCGCTTGACGGGCGACCCACTCAGGACAGATATACCATCCTGAGCAAGAGAAGCAACGTACTTCTCCCGAATGTTGTAACTGGCGTTTAAGTCAGCATTGAGACAATAGCCACAGGACCGGCAAAGGAAGAGACTTTGAGAACGGCGATTGTTACGCGCTTGGTGCCCACAGCGGCTACAGGTCTGCGAGGTATGACGAGGGTCAATGCGCGCGACCTGGATACCGCGCGCTTCTGCCTTGTAGGTGATAAAGCCGAACACCTGCGCAAAGCTCCAACTATGGAGTCTGCGTTGTGTGTCGGTATGCCTCTTCATCTTCGCGCGCGAACGAATGTAGGTCAGGTTCTCAAGCACAATCGTCGAGCCAGGCGTGGTGTGCTGCACGATGCGTTTGGAGAGGACATGATCGTGATCTTTGCGTTGCCGAAACAGTTTACCAGAAAGTTTGCGCAGATGTTTGCGCGCGCTCTTGGTGCCTTTGGCTTGCAACGTACGACGGAGACGGAAGATACGGCGTTCCTGCTCTTTCCAACGCCGCTCTCCCAGAAACGCGCGGTGAGAGGTCACCGCTGGACGGGTAAGTCCCAAATCGACACCTACCACCTCATCGGTACGCAGGGTAGCAGGATCAGGAAGGGAAACGACAATATGCAGGCTCCACCGCCTCTTACGGCAGCAGAGATCAGCAGAACAGACTTTGCCACCGATGTAGTCGCGCGCGTACTCAGGGACGGTAAAGTCCAACTGAAGACGTCCAGCAATCGTGGCGAGACTGCACGTCTGTGTTTCCCACTTGACCCAGTAGGAGCGTTGGTCATAGCGAATAGGGCAACAGGTCGCGCGCGGTACGCCCGTCTTCCGCCCCTTTTTGAGACGATCCAGCGCACTCTTGACGGCTTCGGTGGCTTTCACGCGCGCAGCACACACCAGTTGTGCAGGAAGGTTGGGGAACTCAGCACGCAGGGGGTAGTACGTCTGTTTGTGCAGTTCGGTGCCATTGCTACACCGCGCGGTAAATCCCACACGCGCCACCTCATTGAAGCACGCGGTGTGCTCAAGAAGGGTTTGCTGCAACGCGCGCGACTGCTCTGGTGTAGGGTGCAACTGCACAATAATCGTTCTCTGCATGCAAGAAGTATATCATATACAGCGAGATTTGTAAACGCTCTCACGATTTTTGCATCTGCGGATGCCTTTCCTTCCTCCCCATGTGTAGAAGCACAGGGGTATCCAGAAAGGACGAAAAGATGATAGAGATATACGGGAACAGGAGCGCGAGATGAACAACCATCGTGATACCGCAGCCATGCGCGCCTTCTTTAGCGCGATGGAATCTGCCATCAGCGACACACTACCAACACAAGAGGAGAGTATGGAGCTATCCACCAGCGAACTCTATCTCATCCTCACAGCACTCACCTTTGTTGGCTATATCGAGACAGCAGCAAAGATCAAGCAGTTTCTCATGTCGCAGGACGAGAAGACGTTCCTACTGCATCTCGTCCCTGAACAGCGAGAGGAGGAGCATTAACATGGAACTTTCACGCGATACGCTTCTACGTATCCAGCACGTCTTCCACGAGACTGGATACATCGGACTTGCTGACACGCTCGGTGCCTTCCTGGTGGCATCTCAGGAAGAGGAGACGTTTATGCTACTGAGCAAGGCACAGCAAAACGAGCGAACGCTCTCCGAGGTAAAGATGATGATGGAGCGAGTCAGGGAGCAGCGCAAGCACGCGGCAGTAGCAGAGATTGCCAATCAAGAGGGGATGTACGACTAGCATGAAGCATCGTGACACTTGGACCATCAACGCATTCCTGCGGGAAATGGAACGAAGCATTCTAGAGACTGTCTTTTGCTGTGGCTGTGGTGAGGAAGTGGATATTACAGAATGCTCAGAATGTTGGGAAAACAACGCAGAGGGGGAGACAATTATCCTCCACTTATGCAGGGAATGTACTAAGAAGAGGGAAGAGGAGCAGTAGCATGAGATATTTCATCGATGCATATGATTATGTCGCTTTTTGTCAGCTTTTCGGCACCATGATGGACCTTCCCGCAGGCTATCCCCACTATATCCGTGACCTGCAATATGTCTTAGATGTGCTTGGGATTGCTGACGAAGCGTTGCCACCACAGGAAGAGGGAACGCATAACGCACTAGAGGATGCCAGACACATCGGGAAGTTGTGGGGCTATCTCATATGCCATGATGCTTGGCAATAAAATGAGAGGAGCAAGCATGATCGAGATACCAGAGCAAGCAGCGAGCCTACACATGAGTAGTGTCATTCTCTGGACGAATGGAATAGTCATGGTTTTTGATGACAGAGGACAGCAGATGCCAGCGTACCAGGGCTATTTTGAGGCAGTGGCACCGCGTATCAATGCCGTTTTTCGTGGAGCATGGGAGTATGGCGATTGGAACAGGGGGATTATCAGCAATGCGCCGTTGCCAATGAGAGCGCACTGAGGGGTTGCCCCCTCACGCAGCACTCTCTTCTTCGAGTTCATCATCGAAGACAGAAGCAGTTATTTCGTCTCGTTCCTCTGGCGTACATTCCAGAGCCTTACACCAATTAATCAGGCTCTCTGCTGACGGACGAGACACACCTATCATGGCACGGGCCAGGGGGACACGTTGGAAACCATATGTTCGGGTAAAGCTATTTACGTTCAACCCTCTCTCTTTCAGCTTTGCGCTCATGAGGGATCTAAAACGCTGTGGATTAAACTTCTTTTCTCTATTCACGCCGTTCTCCCACTCTTATTCTGTATCTTGACAGTATACATTATCCATGTTATACTTACCTTGTATCTTGTTGATATACATCTATCATACATTGCATTGAAAACAATTGTCAAGAGCAGAAAGGACTGAGGAGAGATGGAATACAACGATTATTACACATTTGAAGCTCGCAAGAGTGATTATGTTGTCAAGACGCTGGTGCTGCGTGCCTATTCCGAAGAAGAAGCCTATGAAAAGACATACGAGCGCACACCTGAGGGATGCTCCCTTGAGTTAGTTGAGATCGAACCGGCTATATAGCAAGAAGAGGAGCTACGAATACTGGAAACACATGTCAAGTGGCGAGGTCTACGCCGTGATGGTGAAAGACGGAAGAGCCTATCTCGCTGATGTCCCACTGCATCACAGCGAAGTCACAGCAGAGAACCTGCGTGAATTGACCTGGAGCACTGGCTTAACGAGAACAACGATGATTTCGGATTGCATGAGATCGACAAGGAGAGGCGAATGTACAAATATCCACTAACCACCAGCCAAGAGGCACGTAGCAACCTGGACCACAAAGCAGCCAATGATGGCTATGACGATGCCACCGCAGATTTTTCTTGCTATGTAGTTTTACCCGATAACGTGAGAGAGCAGGCTAACAACCACGTCAACACCGCGCTGGACACAATCGAGAACCTGACCGACGATCCCGAAGAGTACCGCGCTCGCTATGTGGCTGCGTACAGCAAAGCCTACGCAGAGCAGATCGCGTCGCGGCAGGAAGACGAGAAGGAGTAACCACAAATGGACGCTAAACAGATTATCAGCTTCGAGAATGGCAAATTGTACATCAAATTGGAAGAGCGATTCGACACCTCTCGTATGGAAGTACGCGCTACCCTGGCAGAGATTACCCGTGACCATGTACACGTCGTCAAGGCCGACAGTCATGGCGAGATATCCTCTACCAGCATGACACTCCCTGCTGTGCAGTTTGCCCTGCTCACTGAGGGAATGCAGATGGTTGAGCAGTGGTGGGATAAGCCCTCACTCAAAAAGGGTGAGGTACTGCTTGATTGCGGTTGCATTATCAACTGGGACAAAGAACAAGAGTTTCTGCATGACACCCACGAAGAGTATGAAATGCCATTCCAGAACAAAGAAGTCTATTGCGGCGAACATGAATGCTATGCGCGTCTTCATCGCTTCAACTGGCAAGATTTTTGCGAGGATGAGGAACAAGAGCAGAAGGAGGAGCAACCCGCATGACAGATTTACAGATTGGCACAGTAGTAGTCATTCAGGCACTAGAAGACTACCCCAACGAGTATCAGGGCAGAATAGGGCAACTCGTCAAGATCGATGCCCACGCTGACGATGGTGATGCCTTCGGCGTACAACTGCTTGGCAGAAAGACGACTATTGCCTACTTCTGGCGCGAGGAACTGGAGATTGTAGAGAAGGAGAAGCAACACGCATGACTAAGTGTGCAATCTGTGGAGGTGATATTCCTGATGTCAGGGGTGCCACTATGAAACGTATACAAGAACCTGTCGGCATAGAAATCGAGGGACGTGTGTTGCCCCTCTATACGCTCCAGTACGCTCATCCTCACTGTCACGCTGGAAGGGCAACATCCGCAGAGGAGCATGTACAACGGATGTTGCCAGTGTATTGGCAGATGAAACCTGTTGAACAAGAGGCAATCTTGAGAGAGGTAAGAGGAGAACCCGCATAACAAAAGCGAGACGTACCCTTTGAACAAGTCATTATCAATCAGAAAAGAGAGAATTAATGCAGAGTTATAACAACGATCCACTGTTAAAAGTCATGTTACTCGAAGAGACCAGGACACATCGCGAAGCAGACCAGGTTATACAGGGGACCTATGGGGATGTTATTGATGGCAAGTGGCGAGGGTGCGCGGTAGGATGCGCGATCCACAGCCTCAACAGTCGACTAGGAACCGATTACGAGACCTCAGATCATGCCGTGTATGAGGAGGCACTAGGTATCCCTGAATGGCTCGCCCGCTTGGAGGATACGATCTTTGAGCATTTACCGAGAGAACAGGCGATGCTCTGGCCTGAACAATTCACAGAGTCCATTCCCGTTGGTGTGTCTGAGTTTTCCCTTGAGCGCGTGAAGTGGCAATTTTGCGCATATCTGTTGAAGGAGAATATTGAGCGCGTCCTCACGCTAGAAATTGCTGACGAGTTGAAGAAGCAAGTAGTGTCTGCTGTACGACGAGTATTGCTCGTACATGAAACGGCACTCCAGACAGAGAGATGGGACGAGTCTGCTGCTCGGTCTGCTGAGTCTGCTGCTCGGTCTGCTCGGTCTGCTGCTCGGTCTGCTGCTTGGTCTGCTGAGTCTGCTGCTCGGTCTGCTCGGTCTGCTGAGTCTGCTGCTTGGTCTGCTGAGTCTGCTGCATACGAAAGATACGCCGAAGAACTCCTGCGGCTTTTACGATCTGCGGAGTAACACAAAAGCGAGCTACGTCCTGCAAGATTAGTAGCTCGCCTCTGCTAGTTCGGAAACCAGATACCCCATGATACCTCGCAAGCAAGCGAGGCGTCAAAGCCTTTGCGCCCATCGTGGGCTAAACCGTAGAAACCCGTAGAGTAACCAGTGCAAAAACCCGTACACAAAATACATGTACAGGAGTATTAACTCGTATGCAGTCCATATTTTACGATATTGCCCCAAATGTACCAGGGGATGACATAGATACATTCGCATTCTCAACCACACGAACCAACACGAATCCACATAAAACAACGCGGTACAACAAATCGCACAAACGCTTGCACCATACACAAGTAGATGGTATACTAACAAAGAGACGAGAAACTATAGAGGAGAGAGAAAATGGCTATTATGATGGAGGAATTTCTTACTGTAGAGGAAATTGCTACGAAGCTCAAGTTGTCAGAGGAGACAGTCAAGCGTATGCTTCGACAGAAGATGCTGCCAGGGTACAAGATCAGTGGATCGTGGCGTGTGGTACGGCAGGACTTAGAAGACTTCTTAGCCAGTCAGAAGAACATTCAGGAAGACAAAAAATAAAAGCGGAGAATGCACCTCCGCTATTCAAAAGGCTTGTAGCCACTCTATTGTTTTCGGTCGGGACAACTGCAAACGATAGAGCTAGTAGATGCTACCCTTTTACTATACCAGATAAGTTGAGAAATTATCAACCTTCTATCTGGCATGGTGGGTGGCTAGAAGGGTATGTCATGAGTGGTTATGTAGATTACACAGGGCAACGTATAGATCATGTTACCGTATTATATTCCAAGACAACAGTTAGTAGAACAAGGACAAGAGTAATTTGGGTTTGTAGATGTGATTGTGGTCAAATAACCAATATCGCAGCTAGCACTATGGGGAAAAGGGACGTAAGAAAATGTTGTCCTCATTGTCGCAAACAATCACTACCATTCCATTTCTTTGACCCAAAGAGCGAGCCACGCGTCCTAACATCTAATGCGCTTCAAGTATACAATACATACAAGCAAACAGCGGCAAGACGACATTACAAATTTGAAATTACACCAGAACAATTCCTTGAACTAACCGCAAAGGAATGTTACTACTGTGGTGAACCACCCTCAAGATCTCTCTTGCGAATGGGACAAATCCCCTTTATCTACACAGGCATAGACCGCATTGATAACTCCAAAGGATATACCATTGATAATTGCCGCCCCTGCTGTACGCAATGCAACATGGCAAAAAATACACTGACAGAGCGGGAATTCTACATATGGGCAACAAAAATGCTAAACAATGTAGTTGCTCATCACGCAATAGATGAGGTGATGTAATGAGCACACCACATGAGAAGAGAGACAATAACAATTACGCAGATCATTTTACAAGGATACCTAATATCCTTTTCGATTCTTACAAGCATCTAACTAAAGAGGAAAAATGGTTATTTGCTTCTCTACGCTGTTTATGTTGGGACGATTCCACACCAAAGTATCGTACGCTGCGAGATTTGTCAAATGATACAGGGTTCTCCATTGGAGCACTTAGCAAGATGCTGCCGCGCCTACATATCGTTGGACTCATCCACGCAGAAATCAAACGCAAACGTACAAAAGACGGTAAAGAGGCGGGCAATGCGCTCTACCACATCACCATCATAGATATTTGGGAACAGAATAGGCAGTTCTATTCTTGTTCACCAAATGAACAAGTTGATCCATCAGATATTCTTGTTCACCAAATGACACAAGCCTGTTCACCAAATGACACAAGCCTGTTCACGAAAAGTGACAGGCTTGTGTCATTTGGTGAACTCGATCAAGCACAAACTGAGCACACTAAAGACATTAATAATAAGACTACATTAAAGACTACAAAGAAAGAGAGTATTGCGGTGTCTAACGACACACGCACCTCTCCCACATCTTTTGAGAATGATAATAATTCTCAGTTATCCTTGTCTGATAAAGATAACGTTAGCACTGCTAAAAACGCGCCACAATCAAAATCTGACGGGAAAGATATCTCGCACCTACAAAGAGATGATAATAATTCTCCTGGCTCCACAACAATGCTACAAACGGCAAAAAACACTATTGTAGATGAGGTGCCTACCCCTAATCAACAGAACATCGAATTGACTGGTTCACCATCCGATAAGCAGGCTTCGTATAGGCAAGCGAATACAGGGAAACGTGATGGAGCCTACACCCCTTTTGTGGTCCCTAGTGCTTTACAGGATCGTGTGGCTCAGGTCTATGTCAAATTGGATGAGCAACGCCGCGAGGTGACGAAAGATCCTGCACAATGTTTTGTCCCTGACGAGGAGAGTGATCGTGCAATCTGCGATCTCCTCAAGGGGAGAACCGTTACCCCTAAACGTATGGAAACCCTGTTTAAGCACCTCTGGAATGAGCCTCGCAATCAGATGTCAGGTTGGTTTACCCGCGAACATATGACCGTCAGGTATATCTGCCAGGAATACAAAAAGCGTGAGATGGCCCTTATTGCCGCTGAACAAAAGGATGCAGCCAAAGGGATCATGCGTACCGTTGGGGGTTATACCTTCAAGCCAGAGGAAGACGATGATGAAGAGTTGACCTATGTGAACTTGAAAGATTTGAACAAGGGAAGGAAGCGCGCATAATGGAGAAGCTTTCAGAGAAGCATGTCCCTTTCAGTAAAGAGGCTGAGCAAGGAGTACTGGGAAGTCTCATTATTGATCCTGAGGCAATTAATCAGGTGGCAGACTTCCTCACTCCTGAGCACTTTTATCGTGAGGCACATCATCTTATCTTCAAGGCAATGCTGCAATTGCATTACCGCCATGAACCTGCCGACTTTGTGACGCTCACTGCTGAATTAGAGCGGATGGGAAGCATCGGGGTGTGTGGTGGATCTGGATATCTCGCTGATTTGATTGACAAGGTGCCAACATCATCCAACGCGGAGCATTACGCGCATATTGTCGAGAAGAAGTCTCTTTTCCGCTCGCTGGCTAGTGTAGGCTCTGATATCGTAGCGCGCGCATTCGCAGAAGATGATACCGCGCTCCCCTTTGCTGAAGAGAGTATCTATCGCCTTGGGAATCAGGGGAGTAGCAGTGCCTCTATTGTCTCGCATAGACAGGCGGTAACCACCTACCTGGAGAAACTTGAGGAGATGCACAGTCGTAACCTGCGCGGTATTGTAACGGGCGTGCCAACCGGATTTAAGTTTCTAGATAAGAAACTTGGTGGGCTGCGTCCATCAGACCTGATCATCCTTGCAGCACGACCTGCGGTTGGTAAAACTTCGCTATTGCTCAATCTTGCTGATCATGCGGTACGTTCAGGGTATCGCGTGCTGCTCTTTAGTATGGAGATGTCTCGTGATCAACTCATGCAGCGCTGGTTTGCAATGGAGGCGGGTGTCGATCAAATGAAATTGCGGGATGCTCGCCTCTCAGATGATGAGTGGGAACAGGTCTTCGATGCAGGGCTACGGCTAACGCAACTTCCTGGTGAACTGTTTATCGATGATACCTGTGGACTCTCTAGTACCGCCATGCGTTCAAAAGCGCGCCGTCACCAAGCAGAGTATGGGTTGGACCTGATTGGTGTAGATTACTTGCAACTTGGCAAGGCTCCCAACGAAGATGGGCGTAAGTATCAGGAACGCCGTCTAGAGGTGGAAGAGGTGTGTCGTAACCTCAAGTATCTGGCGCGTGAATTACAGGTGCCGGTCCTCTCTCTGGCGCAACTCTCACGTGCAGTAGAGCAGCGAGCAAACAAAATACCCCAACTCTCCGATTTGCGTGAGGCAGGCGGCATTGAAGCTGATGCGGATATCGTTTTGTTCATGCACAAAGATGAGGATATTGCACGTGATGCGTCAGAATATGATATCAACATCATTATTGGCAAGCACCGCAACGGGCCAGAGGGCGTCATTCCCTTGCGCTTTATTGCCTGTCAGACGCGATATGAGAGCGTGATGCCGATGGAGGTAGTGCGATGAATATAAAAGCGATTGAGACGATCTATAACGGGTATAAATTTCGTAGTCGCCTTGAGGCTAGGTGGGCAACCTTCTTCAATGCGCTAGGGATTGAGTATTGGTATGAAAAAGAAGGGTTTAGCTTGGGCGGTGTGCCATATCTACCAGACTTCTATCTTCCAAGGCTAAGTTATTGGATTGAAGTGAAGCCCGATGTTCCAATGGATGATGAACGTGAAAAGGCAATCCGCCTTTGTATTGATTCGGCAATGACAACCATCATCCTTGCTGGTGACGCATGGACTACGGTCAAGTGTTTTAACTTTTGTTCCACAATTCAGACACGAGAGGAAATAACTGCCAAGTATGAGAAGTATGAGGATTCTACGGTAAGTTGGATAACCACTACAGAATGCATCATAAATGATAGAGATACACATCGTCTGATGGGGTACAACCTTGTATCTGGTTATGTTTGGAGTGAGTCGGTGTGGTATGAATGCGGGAAATGTGGACATGTGAGTATTCTGGGCATAGGCTTGTCTTGTTGCGCTTGCGATCCTCCCGATTTCCAAATGGATACCCCACGATTGCAAGAGGCATTCACAAAGGCACGTCAAGCACGATTTGAGCGAGGTGGCGCATGAACGAATGGATGAGCATGCGTAGTACGCTTCCTGCGAGGAGAGTGTGATGAAATGTGCAAATGAGGGATGCATGAATGATGCGTCGATGCCAGAGGGACGCGGGCGACCGGGAAAGTTCTGTTCTCCCAACTGTCGTCTCCAATCTCATCGCAGGCAGAATCATGAAACGAAATTCAGTGAAACGAAAATACAACCGGATATCCTTTTCTACTGTGGACTCAATGAGCGATATTGGAATCATCACGCAGTCGAGCCTGGTGAGTACGTATGCATTGCACCATTTACCAGTTCCGAGACGAAGGACAAAGAGACAGGGAAGGGCACGCGCTCTCTACGCAAAACGCACGTGCTTATTGATGATCGCAAGATCAAGCATGTAATGATTGACTCCTGTGCATTCTCCGAGCGTATTGAGTTACATGATGGCAAGATCGTGAAGAATGAGCGGTTGTCCTTCAATGATGCTCTACAACGTCAAATAGCACATGCTTACGAGTTCCGCTATGCTCATCTGGTCGAGTCTCTCGTTAGTTACGATGTGCTCATTGATGAAGTATGGCAGAATGGGGAGCGCAGCAAAGAACGCTGGTCAGTGGCATCTGCTGAGTATGCGGTACAAGAGACGGTGAAGGCCGCTCGTTATCTGGCATCACAGAGACGTAGAATTGATGGTGTCTTTGGGCATCATGTACGCCTCATCCTCTCAGCACAGGGTGTAGATGCTGAGCAATATACGCGATGTGCCAGGGAGATTGTGAAGGTACTCAAGCCTGACGATGATATCTTTGGGCTCGGTGGCTTTTGTATTACCGGGCTCATGCGTCATATGATGTTGCCAGCTGCCGCCACGATCTTGCCGCCTGTGTTTGAAGTGCTAGGGAAAGCAGGAGTAAAGAGGGTACACGTCTTTGGGGTAATTATCCCCGCTCTGCTTGGCTTCTTGCTTCGCCTCTGTGATGAGTATGGTATCCAATTGTCTACCGATAGCGCAGGGCCCTGCGTTGAGCCTGCCCGTAATGGCAACTGGGGCTATGGCTCATGGACGAATCCAGGGTACAAGGTGGCTCCCATTCTGGAGAGTTGCAAGGTGCTTGATGAACGTGGGAATAAGGCCCCTACCTGCTCGCCAGAGACAGTGTGCAGAGGGCTAGATCGCATACGTCATACAGCACTTACCCGTGACTATCTAGCAAACTTCCGAGAGCGTGAGCCTCATCTGGTGAAGATGTTGCCCGTTCCAATTTTACCTACCTGTACACAAATGCGCTGGGAGGATATCGCATGATCAAGACATTGCCCAACACTACTCAGCACTTTGAAGTGCATACGCTCGCTATTCCTGCCTGTTGCCCCGTCTCGAAGAATCCACAAAAGGGCATAGTGAAGATCATGTATCATCCCCATAGGCTCGTACTTGATATCATTCCACTTGCGGGATATATCCACTCGTTTCGTGGCGGTCTCTACAATGACGCTGGCGAGCTGATAGTGCGCGATATGGAGGGCATGATCAACCGTATCGCGCATGACTGCTGTGTGGCGCTGAATGTGCCCGTGAGAGTGTATGCCCATCTAGAGGTGTTACCACGTCAGCAGACGGATATTCGGGCGAGAGCGTATCCAGAGAGTGAGGGCGAGTGATGGGGCGCAAAAATGAGCATTATCCCCCTAGCATCCCGTACGATGAGTGTATGCATTGCTATGTCTCATTGCGCGGTCGTCTGCTCCAGGTGGAGCGCATGAGCGATGCTGAGTTCGATCTGTTTCTTGCATTGTCGCTGCGTAACCTCTACCGCGCAAGCAGGACGCCGCTTACTGCATACAAGCGAGCGTGGGCAGAGTTGCATCCAGTCGGGCCAAAGTGGGACAATTGTGATAAGTGGTGGTGCATCTCGCAGTTGATGAAGATGAGCAAATTGGAAAAAGCAATCTTTGCGCCAGCACCCAAGAAAGAGCGGGTAGCATAATGGATCAGCCATTCCAGCGAGGCGATCCCGTCACCATCATACGCGAAGTGAAAGTGCAGAGCGTGATTATCCCACCAGGCACACATGCCACGTATCATCAGCGTATCCCGTTCGTGTTCATCGGTCCTGCATGTGATGTGATGATCGATGGGATGAGTGGACCGCATGAGTACCCACGTGTGGCGATATCTGAGGGAAGTATTGTACACCGTGATCTTGATAAATAGATGATAATCAATATATTGACATATATCGTATCATCTTGACCATCAGAGGCGTGATCCTATCCAAGTGAGCGTTACGATAATGCCTATCTCAAGCGTTTCTGATTGCGCCTCGCATTCCCCATCTTGCGAGGCGCTTTTTTGACTACAATGCCGCGATGGCTTCTCGGATGAGTTGCAACTCGTGTGCCTCGTCCTTGTTGCCTGCCTTCTCCGCTCGAAAGCCGTATTTTGCCAGTGCAGAGGCTTCCACTTCTTGCTCACTCATGCCAAAGTTGTGCAGACTGGCGAGTGTTGAGGCGAGGAACGATTGTCCTGTCTGCTGCTCAAGCTGGCAAGCGTAGTAGTAGAGATCAGCAGACTCGTGGAGTTGATGGAGGCGCGATTTGGTAGCGATAGCTTCTCTCAACTCTTGCCATTCGTGGTAGTATTTGGCCTCCAGATCAACGGCAGGCTGTAATCCGTCCACGAGGTTGGTATAGCCACGATAGATGGCTATCTGGCGAGCGCAGACCAGTACAGCCCCTTTGGTGGATGCGTCGATGGTGATGTCCATTCTACTCCCCCCAATAGTGTGCATTGCTAAATGGTGGCACATACGAAGACTGAGTGAATGGTTTCTTTGTCACCAAGCACATCCTGATGACATCGAGAATTCTTTCCTTCCAATCCATATCAGAGATTTGAAATTCTCCCTCTCGAATGCGGGTTGAGATGATGGTCAGGATCATTTCTTGTCGATACCGTTCAAATTGGGCAGATGAGGTTTCGGGAATTTTGTATACCTCTTGCCCCAAATCTTCTCGTAGCTTGTGGTTAGCTACGAGAAAAGTACCGATCTCCCATTGGAGAGAGATTTCTATTTCCCTCCAATTTCCATCATAGCCTGTCCTGTGTCGTACGAGGCTTTCATTTGCACTTACATGCTGATCGAATGCTGTTACTCTCTCGTTCTCATCCATTTATTTCTCTCCTGACTTGGTGGGCAGTGATACGTCCAGCCACTACTAGCGCTATCCTACAATGACTCTCGCCATGAGCAATCGCCTGACCGCGTAGGGTTGGCCTTCTACTGTTCGTATCGCGCTACGTCCGGTATCGGGAAACCGGATGTCTTCATATCTGCCAAGCGCAGCGGCGTATTGAGCCAGAGGCATGCTCACCACGTAGATTACTCCATCTTCTGGCTCTGGGAGATCGGTGATCTCGCCAAAATCCGTCTCTGCCTGCGGGATACTACCATTGAGCAGAGGCATATCATGATAGGACTGGCTAATCATGGCTCTATTACCGCTTGCCTGGATGACGATATCACTGTCAAGTGCTGTGGGCGTTGCGTCTTCTTGCAGGCGGATACGTACCGCATGCGGGGTAAGATTGATAAGTTTCATGTTCGTTCCCCTTCTCTCGTTTCCCCCAGCATACACAGTTGTTGCTGAGAATACATCCTCAATTGTTATGAAGTTTCTCGTTAAAACCTATGACTCTAGATCAGATTGCAACCAATCTAATTCGATGTCTTGTACCCTGCTCCCGCGCATCTTCGTGAAGCCATTGCCACGCAGCACGCTCACATCTTGCCCCATCCACTCAGGATTGCCGTCGCCAGTGTACGATCCGTAAAGGCCCTCGCGGGGACCGAGGAACTGCGAAACGATCTTGCCGTCATTGACGTAGACAGTCTGGATGCCAAAGCCATCATCAATAGACCGTGTGTAGACGGCAAATCCTTTTTTTGTTGCTTGCTGTGTCATCGGTGGTAGCCCTAACCTTTCTCTTACTGCCGCTTCGATATACTCACTTCGCTGATATTCAGGAACTTGTTTCTCAAGCTCGTTCAACGTCTCTTGTGTGAACATGACGTTGATACGCTGTTTACGCTCGCTCATCGTTCCCTCCCTTCGTGTTTCTCATGTGAATATTGTACAGTGTGTACACACTGGTTGTCAATAGATTTTACCACCACTTTTCGCGCTCGCCACAAATCCATTCTTCCCATCTGCTTTACCGCGTATCGATGAATTGTTATACTAGCCCTGATCTCTTACACATGCGAAAACCGAATAACAAAAAGACGCCTCCTCGCTGGATCAGGCGTCTTTTTGTTAGCGCGTGAGTCTGCTATAATCCACGTACATCAATTCGACCTGTCCCGGCTTTGCGATAGATGTATGAGCGTTGAGCCATACCTCCTCAACGCTTTTTTGCTGCTACTTCGGCATACGCCACCGCTTGAACAGTGCCTCCATCCCTAACTCCGCGTCACTCTTGGCTAACTGCTTCTCGATGGTGCCTTGCTTCAGTTCGTTTGCCAGTGCCAGGATAGCATCAATCACCTCGTGCAACTTCACCATCTGCCCCTGCAATCGCTCTATTTCGCGCTGTTGTGCTTCTGTGAGTGTGAGTAATAGCCAACGTCGTAACTGCTCATCGAAGAGGGGTAAGTGGTCGTGTTGCTCAGTAAAGACGGAAATAACGCGGTTCACCGTGAAGTCGTCGAGTACCCAGGGTTTTGATCTGACCGCTTCTAAGTTAGGTAGTTGCTCTTGTGCCGCTTTTAGTTCACCATCAATCATGTAGGTGAAGGTAGGCAGCATCTCTATGCCGTGATAGTGTGGTTCTTGGCTCATAAAGGTTCCTCTCTCTCGAAATATGCTCTCTAGTGTAGCAGGTGTGGCGAGAAGAACAGATGTTTGATTGATTTGTCTCCTGGTAAATTCGATACTTGAAGCATCATTGCGCTTTTACAGAAAAGCGATATCGCAATTTCGCAAAAATGAGAGGGGATATGATGTCAACAGTATTTAGTATCGCCCTGGAGAAGGGTGGTGTAGCAAAGTCTACATCAGGGCAGGCGCTAGCAGTTGAGGCTGCATGGGATGGTATTACACGTGAGTGGCCGCAGGCGAAGAAACGTTTGAAGCAGGCTGAAGCGCTTGGACCTGAACACGTTGCCACTGCACTTCAGGTATTGAAGCAGCGTGAGATTGCTATTTTAAGTGAGATACCACCTCGTGCTATTCTGGGAGCAGACGGTGATGCACAGCGCAACTTTGGTATGGGACTTGGGGTGATGGTCAGCAATGGCGAGCCAAGTATGAGTGAGGTGCTGCTCAATAGCGAATATGGCATTGACTACGCAGTTCGACAATCCTCTTCAGGTGTATACATCCTTCCAAGTACCTTAAATCTCTCAGAGGTGAGTGATGAATTAAAGGTTGACCGTGAACGCAGATTGCTCCAGGCATTTCGTGAAGCCGAAGGATATGAAGGGCACCCCATTCAAGTACAGGCTGTGGATCAGTACAAGGTTATTTTTATTGACTGTCCTCCCAACATGGGATTACTTACGATGAATGCTCTTGCCGCCTCAGATTACGTTCTTGTGCCCATGCAGGCGCATTTCTACGCCTATGAAGCGATGGCGAATCTGGAGAACACTATCGATATCATCAAGCGTAGACGAAAGATCAATCGCAAGTTAGAGATTGGTGGTATCTTTTGCAGCATGTATGATCCGCGCACAAATTTGAGCGATACCATCCAAAAGCAGTTGCGCCAGCGCTTTGGTTCATTGGTATTTGAGACGATTGTTCCGATGAATGTAGACCTGGCAGAGGCTCCCGTCTTCGGTCTCTCTATCCAACAATACAATCACCTCAGTGCAGGGGCAAAAGCTTATGCAGCACTCTATAGGGAAATCAAGGGAAGGTTCAACTTATGACGGATGAGAGCAAAAAGAAAAATGGTTTTCTCGCTGCTGGACTTCGGCAGGCTGTTCCTCCATCTGTCGCGCCGCTACCTCCACATTTACGACGTGGGAAGAGTCGGGAAACAGAACAAGAAGAGGGGACAGGAAAAGAGCAGGTGCGCGAAACTGCTTCTTCGCGAGATCAATCATCAGCAGAAACGCAAAGTGGCGAGATTACTGATGAGCAACTTCGCTATCTCGCGAGATTGTTACAAGAGGCTACTGCGAAAGAGCGAGAAGAGAAGAAGGCGAAACAGCAGAAAGAAAATGTTGCTGAACTGCTTATTCGCGCTCTTGCAGATACATCATTTAGTGACTTTCGCAAAATTGCAGAAACGCAACAGCGCAAAGTTACGCAAGGCGTGAATATCCCTGAAGCCCTCTTTACGATCTACAAGGGGAGCGCTAATGCTCTGACGATGAAAGGGAAGAAGATCACGATGGGGGATTTAATGGCGAAGGCCCTCATCAAGTATCTTGTAGAAGATATTCTTTCTGAGTTGGGAAAAGTGGAAGAGGAATAACATACAAAATAGAGAGGCTGGCAATTCCTCGCCAGCCTCTCTTGTTGCTGTTCTATAGATTACCGCTCACAAACTCATTGATCACTTGTGCTGTCGTGGTATCAAAACCCGCGGTGATCATTCCCCTACCCTCCCAACTACCATTGCAACCAAGGTTCCCTCTCAACAGGCTTTACAAGTCTTCCAAGTGGGATAGTTGCGAGGGGCGACCTATTTGATTGTGCAAGGGCGGTTGGAAGAGAAAAGAATTCTCAGGGATTGTTCCCTGACGGCCCGATCCAGTCCGTTTCTTTGGTTTGCGAGGCATCGTGCTCAAGATGACAATACCTGCCTGCCTCGTTTCAGGATATTGATAGCGGCATTTGTGTCTCGATCTAGCTCGGTGCCGCATTCACAACTATGCCAACGCTCGTCAAGACTCTTCTTTCTGACGGTGCCACATCCTGAGCAGACTTGGCTGGTATATTTGGGGTCAACTTGTAACAGTGTACGACCGGCCCATGCTGCCTTGTACGTACACAATTGTACAAACTGACTCCATCCAGCATCACTAATTGACTTGTTTAATCCCGATTTCGCGCTAGCTCCATTGGGTAAGTATTGCCCTGTCTCCTCGTCCTGCTTGGTCTTTGGGCGCTTTACAAGATTGGCGGTTTGCAAGTCTTCGAACACAATGACCTGATGTGTATTGACAAGCTTACGAGACGCTTTATGTAAGAAGTCCTTGCGCTGGTTACGTACCTTGCGGTGTGTTCTGGCGACAAGACGTACAGCTTTCTTACGTCGATTGCTACCCCGCTTCTTTCTGGCGAGCGATTGTTGATGTTTCTCCAACTTCTTCTCAGACTTGCGGAAGTAGCGAGGGTTCTCAATAAAGGTCCCATCCGACAAGGCAGCAAAATGGGTAACACCTAAGTCTATCCCAACATCTTCATAAGACACTGGTAATTTCTCAGGCTGTTCAATCTCACAGGCCAGCGTGACATACCAGTGCTCACCCTCTCGCTTGATGGTGCAGGTTTTGACTGTTCCCTCAATGGGACGATGAAAGAGGATGGGTACCAAGCCAATTCGGGTGAGATCCAGTTTCCCGCGTTTATTGGTACCGCTCAGGGTGAGCTTCCACCCTGATTTGTCAGGATAGGTAAAACTATCATAACGTGATCGGCTGCGAAACCGAGGATATCCTGGCTTCTGCCCACGCTTTACCCGATCAAAGAACCGTTTGAACGCCAGATCAACTCGCTTGCAAACATCATTGAGGATATGGGCAGCAGTTAAGTCTAGATACTCAGTACGTAGCTGCTTTATGGGGGAGAGTTGGTTCTGCTGGTCGTAGAGGGAGATCGCATGCTCTTTCGTTAGTTGCTTGCGTGTCTCATCATCATAGTAGTTAGGGTGGCGCTTTACCGCTATCTCGTAGGTATCGCGCCTCTCTTGTAGCGCGGCATTATAGACCTCACAACACCGTTCTAAGGTCCATGTAAGCTTTTCGCGCTGCTCCTTATTCGGATATAAGCGGTACTTGAACGTCTTCATCGTTGTCATACTCTACTCTTCTTTTAGAGGGTGGGAAAAAGCGGAAGTATTGTCATTTGCCACGATTAACGGCGCATTTCTGCCATGATTAATGCCCACGATTGGCTTAGGAAGGGCGTCGAGACGATTTTTGAGAAAAGTTTCTGCCACATAATGTGCGCGTGTTATTATAGCTCATCTATTTGGCATCATTCACGCAAAGGACCGTTTGATCCAAACGCCAAGATATGAGGCAAAATTGACGCATTTGCGAGGTCAGTGCGACTCTCTATTCGTCGGGAACGGCTTGAGGTGGGGCTTCGCTCACGTGGTATTTCTGCCTCATATCCTGGCACATGCCGCAAAAAAGAGAGCACATAGATGAGTTATGAGCGTCTCGCGCACAAGAAAATGATGTCGCGCCACTTTATGAGGCGTAGCTCATCCTTCTGAAGACGCTTGGCTGCGTGGCATATTATTTGGCAAACCGCGCAATTATCCTGACAAATGACAAGTATCGTCGCGATGAGTGGTAGGCTGCTCCATTTTAGGATTGATACGGATCATCCATTTGTGGCAATCCTGCACTCTGCTGTAATCTCCTGATAGCCTCGTTTGTCTGCTCAAGTGAGAGGGTGTTCTCTTCTGGAGGATGGACCGTGACCCTCGGATGTCCAGGGATGTCATGCTCAACCGTCATGCGAATACGAGTCGTCTTATCGATGTACTCCTCTGGCGTCACCAGATCGTACACCCGCTGCGCTATCAGATCGATATAGTGGCGGTGCGTACCATCGTAGAGCATCACTGCGTTATCCTTCTCACGCCAGATATTGATATCACTCACATGGATATACCCCTGCTCTCCAAGCATTTCACGCCACAAAGCAGCAGCAAACTCCATGTAGCGCGTATCACGCCGCTTATTTGTAGATTCGACCATTGCATCAATCTGCTCCTTATCCATTGTGCTCCTCCTCCTGCATATACACTCTCGCTGCCTCAATAGCCCCTTGCTTATCCCCAGGCAACAACACACCCTCAATCACTAATCCCTCAAGATGCTGCTTTACTCCCTTGAGCCACGCACCAGGACCACGCCCAAACGCTTGCATTAGTTCTTCCCCGTTTAGCGGACTTGCTAGCGGCTGATGTTGCGCTTCCATTGCTACCTGCCCAACACGCTCTCGAAGATGTGCTATACGTGCCTGTACCGCTTCTGCTGGCTCATTCCTATCACTAATCCCATCAGCGATAGCCAGGTCTAGCAAGTCCTCAAAAACGTCTCCTGCATCCAAATAGAGGCGACGTACCGCGCCACTACTCCATTGTGGGGTATAGGCATTGACACGCATGTGCAGTTTCACCACTTTTACCACGTGCTCCACCGTCTCATTGCCGAATCGCAGTCGTCGTAGGATGGTACGCGCCATGTCAGCGCCGATGTCCTCATGCGAGTAGAAGTGCGTGACGCCGCGCTCATCGATGGTCCTGGTTTGTGGTTTGGCTATGTCGTGCAGGAGTGCTGCTAATCGTAGCTCAAGACGTGGTGGTGCCATACGCATGACAGTCACGGTGTGTCTATACACATCCATTGAGTGATGAGGCGGTTGTGTAATACCGATAAGTGCCGCTACTTCTGGGAGGATGTAGTAGAGCAACGTGGTCGTCTCAAGAAGATAGATACCGTAATGTACCCGATCCGCTAGGAATAATTTGCATAGTTCATCCCTGATCCGCTCATGGCTGATGTGCCGCACTGCTCGCGCATAATAGGCTAGCTCCATCTCTGTGAGAGTATCGATCAAGAAATCGAGTTGCGTGGCGAAGCGTACCGCTCGCAGTAATCGTAGTGGGTCATCTTTAAAGCGCTGTGCTGGATCATCAACGGCGCGAATAAGTCGGTCCTCTAAGTCTTTACGTCCATACCACGGATCGATATACTGCTCATTCAGTGGATTCTTCGCTATGGCGTTGATGGTAAAGTCTCGCCTGCGTAAGTCCTCTACGAGTGACGTACCAAACTGCACCTCTGGATGCCTTGAGCCAGGTGTGTAGCGTTCGCCTCTATACGTCGTGATCTCGATAACCACCACAGGCTCACCAGCATAGTGTATCTGCACGGTCCCAAACTTCTCGCCAATGTGGATGATATGGAGAGGGTTCGTCTCAGCCACTATCGCCTTCATCTCATCCGGACGTGCATCGGTCGCCATATCAATATCATGGCTCTCTCTGCCAAGCAACTCATCCCGTACGGTCCCACCCACAAGATATAACTCTTTGCCGTGTGCTTGGAAGGCTAATGCTATCCGTTTGATAATCTCCTCGCTCATCTCGTCTCCAATCGTACACGGATGACTACTTGCTCTAATGAATCCCTGGTATCCTGTGCGGGCTTCTCTGGTAAGTGACTCTCTTCTCGTGCCTGCTCTAGCTCTACCATAAGCTGCTCAAGCATACGTTGGTGTGTTCGCTTGTTATTCTCCGTGACAACCGTGATACCGGATGCTTTATCTGCGAGCAAGAACAACATTTGTGGATGATGGTACATATCAGCGAGCAGAGAGATATCCATGAGCAGCTCACCAGTACGCATCAAGTGTATGCCCATGAGCAGACAGCGATACGTGTGCAGATACTTCTTGACTTCGTGCTCATTCATGCGTCGTTGTTGGTTCCACGCATGCCCCTTGTAATGATACGCTACTCGCTTGGTGATGCATCCTTTGCCCAATACCCGCAATTCTTCGTGAAGTGGTGAAGTCGTTACTACATGCTCAGAATAGAGGTCCTCCAAAACATTGCCGTTGCCTTTGAGCAGCAGCAGAACAAACTTCTTGAGATCATGTGTGGCAATATCTACTTCTAGCTCATCAAACGTTGTTTTGTGTTCTATCGTCTCATGTGGGCAACCAAGCCCTAACACTTCCTGTACTGGCAATAAATGCACGCCATGCACATCATAGTCAGAGGTAGGTGAACTACACCCGAATGCACGAGAACCGGTGATGGAGGCAAAGAGGAGCGGATAGGGTGTGTGAGATGTGATGGTGTCGTGTAGGGCGTGGTTGCTCATGCCTACTCCTCTGCCAATTCTGGATTCTCCCAAATGTTGCCGATAATCTCTACCTCGCCATAGGCACTGCTATAGATGTCACCGCCCTTCTTTCCGAAGTAAATACTGAACCCGTAGGCAGTAGCCCAATAGCGATCACGGTCAATCTCCTCTTCCCACTCGACCACGCAGGTATCGCCCCGATTACCGCGCAGGATATCCCCGCTGTAGATATCCCTCCCATGCTTGTCCTTACGTCCAATGTATTGCATAAGTTCAACCTCATCTGGACGGAAACACTGAAAGGGTATTCCTGTTCTGCCCATCGCAGTTGATCCAATACAAACATGGCTAAGGCTTCCGTCTGGTGCGTTATAGCTCAAACTGGAGACTGCATACATCCGATTGTGAGCTTTGACGTAAACTCTGAACCTACTCTCTCTCACCAATCTGTTCCTCTCTCCACTTCTGAGGCATCCTGATCTGTTCTGTCTTTGAGGCAATGAGTTGCTCTTTGACCGGGATGAGATCAGAGGTAAGATGGAAGGCTTTCTTGACAGCAAGCAGAGTGTCTATTGCCTCAGAGATTTCTTGCTCTGCCTCTTGCGTATATGGCGTACGTTGGATGTATCGCCACGCATTGAGCAACGTAGACTCTATGACATCTAACTGCTTCTGGATAATCTTCAAATCGATGGTTGTTTGTGCCACCTGCTGGTAGTTGGGGTCACTCATTACTTCTCCTCAATCAATCACATTCAAGTCTTTCACTTCCCACTGCTCATTCCTCCAGATCAGCATCTCCCCTATGCCCCACAGTTGTCGTTGCTGCCCACACTGAGCACACATGACTTGTACGCCTGTGTGTGGTGGATATGTGGCGACCTCCAGTCCTCCACCGGCTTCTACATATCCATCAGGGGCAGGCTGAACATCAGCGGTCTTGAAGAACTGATGTTGGCACGCCGGTTGTTCTCGCAGGCTATAACCATTGTCAATGTATTGAATGGGGTGCTCGTGCTGCTGCTGGTAGAAGGGACGGCAATGCTCACAAGTAGTCAGATCGGCGGTAATCGATACTGGTGGCATCGGAAATGCTACTAGTGTATCGTGGCAATGACACTTGCATACTTGCTCACTGGTGGCTCGTGCTATGACGCTTCCGCCCTGCGGTGGATTCTGCTCGTTCATACCTGCCCACTCCCATCTTGCGAAATAGCCCATTTCGAGCGGCGGCGGCTAATTCGCCCGCCCTTCTTCCCTGCAATTGCGGCTGACGCACTATCCCACTTATGGGCACTCCCTTGTGCATGTGCCGCTTTCCCGCCCATTGTTGCGATGCGCCTGCGTTCCTCCGCGCTCATTGATGCGAATCCTCGCCCTCGCTGTGTATGTGTTTTCTGCATGGATATCTCCTCTTGATATTTGCACCATATTACCACAGCAGGTATACTAGCGAGCGAGTCTTTATCACGTTTAATTTCTACCGCACTGAGCAGGGAGACGGTGAAATCTCCCTGCTTTCTTGTTGTGTCGGATTGACAGCGTTGCTATACTTTTTCTGTGCAGCGATAGACGAGATACTGTTGAGGCGGTGCCGCAAGCGTTGTTTATGAAAAGGGCAAAGACAACTACTAATCTTTGCCCTTTGTATCTCTCCCATCAACACACACCACGCAGGTCGGGGGATTCACTACGGTCCTCGTTGGGGGATTACCACCCAAACACCTCGCGCAACTTCTCCACCGGTACGCCTCTCCACTCTGGCAACTCCTGCTTCTTGGGTAGTCCAACCCGATATGTGCGATTGCGATCAAAGGGCGTGCGCTCTGCGGTAGAGGCTGTACACTGTACCAAAAACCGTTCAGCATCCTCAATGCGTAGATCATCCAGCACAAACGCAGAGAATGCACAGATGGCACAGGCACCCTCGCGCACTTTATCCTCTATGATGTCTGTGAGGTGGAACGCGCTATATGCATGGATATCCCACACCAGAATATAGCCGTATCGGGTGAATAACTCCTCTAGTTGTTGTGGGGTCATGACTCATCCTCATCCTCGTATTCGTCCATTTCTTCAGCACAATCATAGCAGAGATACGTCGTATAGGTGAACAAGTCCGGTCCTACCCGCTCTCCCGTCTCGATTGCATCAGACAATGGCACCAGATCCATGCAATAATTGCACCGTACGGTTGCCTCTGTCCATAGCTCGCAATCGCAGGTATCACAGGTCCCATCGCATACTCTCACTCGCTCTCTTCCTCATCAATAAACACTACTGATGTTGTGCCATTATGCCCATGAATGGAGAGCACATCACTAATAGAGTCGTAGATGCCAATGGATTGATAAGTAGTGAGCCACTGCAAAGCCACTCTTCCATTGCTGAACATCACCCCTTCGGCAATCTTGCCTGTACCAGAAATGCCAACAGGATCAACTACTCGCTCAAGATAAAACCGTTTCATTGATTATCCCCTCTTCTATGCTTCTCGCGCTCTTGCCTCTCGTATCACCTGCCGCAACCACTCAGCATCACTCTCCGCAACATGCGCTCCAGCACTTTTACACACGATGAGGTGCATTGGTTGTCCGTCTTTATCGCGCTGCGGCCCAACGAAGACCGCCCAATTCTGGCGTTGTGGTGGCTCGTGCCTGTCTGGACAGAAGAGGCACTCCTGCTCATCTATCATGCTTCTTGTCCCTCTCCTCTATCTACAAAAGTAAACCCAACAGCAAAATATGCCTCTTCCCCATCGTCTTCCTCTGCCTCCCTCACATCTTGCACATAGACTGCAATTAACTCTTTGAGACGGTCCTTATGCTCTGGCGTGATAGTCTTCCCTAATAGCCACTTATGATATGCCTGCCTACTCACTCCCACAAGTCGAGCTAACTCCTGTATGGACAGTCCAGCCAGCTTTTGTAACCATCTCGCTTCATTGCTCGCTATCTGCTGCTGTTGACGTTCCCGCGCACGCTCCATGATACTGTACTCACAACTCATCTGCCAGTGGCAGCCACTACAGAGGTAGAGCGCGGTGTAGAGTGGCTTTGCCGTGATCTCACCATCTGCGAGGCTATAATCTGCTATATCGCGCATCAGGGACCCATAGTCATGTCTCTTCTCGCACTTGTCGCAAGGATACTGTAGTGAGGTCACGGGTAGATTATCGTACTGTTCTTCAGTGAGCCCTGTAATCATTGTTCTCCTCACGAACACAAATTCCTTGACGCCCATTCTATCATAGGTGCATCCATCGAAGCATCCCAATCTAGGAGAATACTATGCGCAATCACCCACACCGCCCACCAGAGAAGCCCGCACCCCTGGCAGCCTACATCATCGTTGCTCTGCTCGCACTTCTCACCCTTTGGATATGTGGCTCATTGTACAGCCAACAACTCAGCACCCTCTTTCGTGGCATCGAACCAACGTGCACTATCGGGATAGCATCGGCGACCGTGACAGTACAAGCGTGGTCAGCGAGCGACGATTGTCAAAAGATGCTCGTAGGGCAGGATGATTTTACGGGCATTAACTGGCCTGAGTATCAGGCAACCGCCCGCAATAGTGCAGATGGTGCTGTGCAGTGCGAATTCGACAGGGGCGAGAGACACATTACCATACGAGATGGTGGCAGCGTGGGTACAGGCAACAGCCTATGCATCCTGCTGGGGCAATGACAGGGATGCGCGCATTGACGCCTCTGCTATACTGCGTGGTGAGGTATTAGACTATCAACATACAGAAGTCCTAGCCCCACTGAGCAGCGGAGGGCAAAATCCGCTGCTTTTTTGCTACCCTTCCCGCTCAAGTTGTGCCTGTTGCGCGAGATCGCGTATCCCTGTCTGTACGTGTGGTTGAGCGAAGAGTATCTTCCATGATAATGTGCTGGCTATTTCCTCAAACAGATGCTTGTGTTCCTCACTCATTGCTTCCCACTGTATCGATATATGCTGATACACTTGCCTTATCTCTGGTGAGGTAAGTTCTAGCGATTGACGAAGGGCAGCGTGGACTTCTTGCCCTGTAAGTTCTTTCATGTGTTGCCTCCATTTCTAAGCAATGGCCTGACCTGTTTCGATGCGTAGTGCTTCTTGCCCTGTGTGTTCTTGCCAACGCTGGATAGCCAGTTCACAGTACTCTTCGCTAATCTCCATTGCATAGCAGCGACGTTGCAGGTTCTCAGCAGCAATCAAACTGGTGCCACTTCCCGCGAAAGGCTCATAGCAGACATCTCCAGGTTGTGACCATGTTTTCATGATGAATTCAGGCAGGGCAACGGGAAAGACGGCGGGATGAATCTGAACAGAAGATGCATTGCTACTTTCTTTCTTGACGGCTATCACCGAACTGGGTACACGTGTAGCCTGTCCTATCTTGTCAGCGGAGCATACCTTTCTATGTCTGCCATCATTCATCCTCAGACCACCTCTTTCTGTTCTGCCAACGGAAATACAGTCAACCCACTTATTTGCAGGGTTGCGTAGTTGATTGAAGTGAAAGATGAACTCATGAGACATAAAGAGTCTGCCGTCATTCTCCCGAAAAATCACGCCGTTCTTGTCCCACACATACCAGCCGAATACGGGCCATCCTACCTCTGCACAATGCATGAGCCAGGGAAGCCAATACATATCTACTTGTCTGTTTTTATGGGATAAACCGAGATTAACGAGAATGTGACAATCTGGTGTGCCATGTATGATCATCTGATCGAATGCCCCGCACATCATAGGTAGCCAATCAAACGATCCAAGCTTGTAGGTACGTTGATCACTGTAGGGAGGACTGCTAAAGCACAATGCGAATCGCTCACCAGTAAACAAGCGTGCAACATCATCAGGGTTGGCACTATCCCCACGCAGTAAGCGGTGTCTTCCCAATTGGAAGAGATCACCACGCTGCACGTATACATGCGGGCCTGTTGACGTGCCAAGAGAGGGGGTAGGCTCTGGCAGATCATCCCATAGCGTCAACATGGTAAATTCCTTTGCAGATGGAGTATGAGCACTACGCCATTGTAATGCATTCTCGCTGCTGTGCATACTGGATCGTCGTCATCTCTTCCTCGCTGAGCGGTCCACTCTCACCTATCGGCGTCCAGTAATCCCACTCATGCTGTTTAGCGTGAAATGCAAGGGGGCATAATTATGCCCCCTTAATCAGCAAAGAGTTGATCCCAATGGCTCTCGGTAATCTTCGCCTCTTCGGGCGTTACTGTTTTGAAATACTGTTTACGGCGTTTGGCGTCGAATGCTTTGAGTAGATGCTCTGGCAGCGTCAGTTCGTATTCCGACCGTCTCCTACCAGCTCCACGGCTTATACTCAAGTAACCAAACTTTTCTAATTGCTTAGTGCTACGTTGTACAGATCGCTCCGATGCACAAGACTTCTTTGCAATAGTGGGAACGCTAGGGTAACAATGCTTGCCATCGTTATCTGCATAATTGGCAAGAACGAAGAGTACCGCTTTATCTGTTGCATTCAGTCGATCATCCTCAAGTTCACACGCTACACTGAATTGACGAACACTCATTATCCATCTCCAGCACCTTCCCCCTAAGGTGACATGCTGTCACCTTAGGGGTGACAAAACTGCATGCAAAAACACCTTTAAAGCGGCTACTGGAGTATCCTGGTACGATGCTAACCACCATTGAACCGTCAAAGGGTGGTTATTTCCCAGCATTCTTGGCAGACTAGCAAAGCTTTTTGTTAACAAAAAGCTTGGCAAAAATGCTCTCTCACTCTTTGCCTGTATGTAAAAAGAAGAACTGAAAAAAGAGAGCGAGCAGCCCTGTAGCGATAGCGGAAGGGTCTTTTGCCAAGCTTTCGAAAAAGCGGTGTAACCAATAGTATAGTGCATGGATAATATCTCCAATCTTAGAGAGCGTGCCAAGCCCTACAATTGGCACGCTCTGAGTGGTTATAGCGCGAGTGCTCTCCTCAACTTCATATCATGTCGCAGTGAGCGCAAGGCCGAACGACGTAAGTCCATCCATGTGCGTTGCGGCATAACTCTCTTGCTGCGTGATCTGCGTACCTGGAAGCAGTTTAGAGCGTAATGGGAACGCATTTCACGCTGTTCGTCAAGAGGTAAACGATGGAGAGCCTGATAGAGCGATGTGATACGTTGCTCTTGCTTATGTATCGCCTCAGAGTCAGGTGGCGTGTCAGGCAGCATATCCGCCAGTGTGGTAACACCCTCTCTGCTATAAGGCATATCAATACTCAAGATGATGGGAAGCGAGCGACGACGACGAGTGAATGCATAGATGCGACGGCGTATAATTACATTGAGCAGAGCGATAGGCGGCATAGCTTGTGCCTGTACTTCCTGCATAATGATAATCGCAGCCTCTTGCATAATATCGTCAATCTCCATTCCTGTACGTCGTGCCAAATTGATAAGCATTGGGCGTAACTCTTCCAAACAAGACAGAACAAACTCATCCTGTAGCGAGGACATATGCAACTCCCTTGATGAAATAGGGCCACTCATATGAGTGGCCCTGAGCGTGTTAGTAAATGCTGTAAGGTGAGAAAGTGGCATTGTACGCTTCGCGCCGTTCGCTCTCAGTCAATTCATTCCAGTAGACTTGGATGATCTGACCGTTGCGAATAGCGTTTACCACTATCTCATCATCAAGGTGTACAGGTATGTCGCAGTCGGGGATACGTTGTTCGATAGTCGTAGATGTGGTTACTTCCTGTGGCATATGGTATACTTCTCCTCAGTGCAAAGATTTTTAGTTGTTCAGGCTGCAATCTTTGCCGGTTACTAGGCTCCCGCAAAGGGAGCCGTTTTTATTTTCTGAGAGAAGTATAGCATTTTCATCGAATATTGTCAAATATAACTGCACATAGTTTGACACAACTGGAAATACATGGTATAACTATGTGCAGGAGGTGATAACCGATGACCACTCAAGACCACATTGCAGTTGAAGAGGCCGCGCAAGCGCTAAAGGTAACAAAGTCAACGCTCTACTACTACATCAGAGCGTTGAAACTGGAGACGCAGCGATTCCCGCTAGACAGGAACGCCTATCTTACGGCAGAAGATTTCGAGAAGATCAAAACACTCAAGGACCAGGCTCGTAGCAGAAGCGCGAAGAAGGAGCAAGCGGCGTAGACCAGGAAGCAGCAGAGCACTCCGACACGAATAACCTGCTGCTTCCCATTTCCACTCAGAAAATATTATAGCATTGATACCATGCCTATCAAAAGATGGGTTATTTTGATAGTGTACCGAACTACGCAATCAATATTAACTCTTCACTGGCCCATGCGGCTTTACTAGATGCCCGACATAGAGTGGGCCAAACCACGTCGCATAGCCACATCGACATTTGAATGGATGAGTTGCGCGGTAGGCTATCCAGAACCAGAAGGCCACTGCGCTCAAGATAACAAGTAGTTGTAGTGTCATACTCTCCCCTCTCTCGCTAGGGCGTTCTCTAAATATAGAGACGAGGGAAAGGATGGATGGTAAAAATAATAACTATGTCAGTTTGACAGGGTTAAGTTGTTAGTGGGTGCTTCGCCATTCTGCAAGGGCTTGTTTGTAAGGTTGGAGTAGTGGGTTGTCTGATGTCTCCAGGTCTAGTTCGTAGCGTAGGATATGATCGTTAGGGTATTTTGTTTCCTTCATGCCTAACTTGCGCGCCATGACAATGCCATCACCTCGTTCTGAGGTTGCGAGCAGTTTATGTACTGGCATACCGCGTTTCACGAAACTTACTAATACATCCTGCGTGCCTCTAAGCAGCTTGATAGCGTAGTTTCGCTGATCCTGTGGCGACATCCCTGGCCTGACTCCCAGCGACACAAACAAGCTCTCTATGGGGTGACCTTCGATAAATTCACGTACATGCTCTGGCCCAATAATCGAGTATATGCCAGTGCCAGCCGGTGAAATGCGTGACTCCTGAGGAGACGGTCCCATGAGGGTGTTTAGCGCCTCATCGTCAAACCAGATGAGGGAGATGTATCCTACAACAATATCCTCTTGCTTGACGATGTAGTACACGTCTGGATTCTTCTGCCATACCTCAAGTCGTGTCTCGTAACTAGGTGTACCATTCTGTCCGTAGATAGCTATGCAGAGGTCAACAATGCCTCGGAGATCATCTTCTGAACTGGCTCTGGAAAAGATGACTGGTTCAACTGAATGTAAGATCGCCGCTAATTCTCTCTCTTGTGCCAAGTTATCAACATCCTCTTTGCTAAAGTAACCCTCTGAGTACCCAGATGGAATGTACCTGTCAACCTTGATCTTATTGAATTTAATACGGTGGTAAAACGTGGCAAGGGGTAACTTTAGTCGCTGCGCTGCTTGGCTACCCGTATACCAGCCTTTTGGTGGCTTCCTCGGCTTTTTTGGCAATGGTGCTTTTCTCTCCTTCTGTCTCTTTGGAAACTTTAGACGAATTATAACATAGATATTCAAATTAGTCTTTATACACTTGACAATCTTTAGAAACTTACGTATACTACATTCATGGACAGTTGATAACTACTTGACACACTTGTAGTAAGTTGAGGAACACATGATCACAATAGGCGAGGAGCAGTACTTGTTGGCTGCTGAAGCGGCTAGACATCTGAATGTATCGCGCACCACCTTTTATAGGCTGTACAAACAAGTGTTGAAAGAGCACAGGGTTGGACAGTTACGCAGGCCGCATTATCGCCTATCGGATATTGAGCAATCGAATAAAGTATTACCTGTAGCAAGTTAGCATCATGAATCGACAACCAAGCGGCATGATGTCGAAGCCGCAAGGTGAGAGGAGAGCGAGAGATGGCAAATTGGTGTGATGAGTGCGGGAAGACGATACCCAATGTGGTAGTTGATACCAACGTTTGCGATGAGTGTTATTCGCTCATCAATGGTGAGGAGGAAGAGAGCGAGGGGGAGTTTGGCTGCATGCAGACCGATGATGCGGTCGTTGATTTCGTCGAGCCTGCCCGATGGAACATACTGAAGTCGATATTCGGATAGCACCACTCCTGGCGCCAGGAGAGAGGAGAAGAGGGCAATGGGACGCAAGAGCAACTATGACAAGCTGGTGGATTCCATCGGCAAGCGACTGAAAGAAATGGCCCCGGAGAACTGCGAGACGATTGAAGAGGCTGTCAGGAATGACAACCGTCTCGTCAATGCGGGACTGGCGGGTTTCCCGTCCACTGCACAGGATTACACGTATTGTCCAACCTGTAATCGTCCAGCGTATCGTGGCATCTGTTACGGGTGCAAATAAATGGACAGTAAGCAGAGGCAGGGGCAGTAGCATGCTGACGTTCTACACGGTACGGGTGCGCAAGAACGGGCGCAATTATCCGGTGGACTACATCGATCCTACCGCCTGGGAGAAGAAGCGGTTCGAGTGCGATGAACCGTTTGGTGATCCGGGTGATGCGAGCGGAGAGTTCCAGGCGTGGCGCGGCAAAGAGCGGTGTTGCTGGTTAGAGCCTGCGCAGTTTGGGCGAAAGTTACGGGCACTGCGTGAGATGCGAGCCGCGAAAGAGCGCAATGTCAAGGAATTCTGGATGCAGGCTTTATCAACCGAGCGTTAAGATGGTGGTGAGCATCCAGAGAGGATGACTCGATAACAAGTAGTAAGGATGTATGACATGAACAAAGTAGTGTTTCTTGGTGGGACGTGCGGCAATAATGACTGGCGTGAAGAGCGCGTCATTCCTGCTCTATTGGAGCGTGGAGTTGCGCCTGGGAGTTGCTTCAATCCGGTGGTTGCACATTGGGACAAGTTGGCGCAAGAGCGTGAAGATGCAATGAAAGAGAGTGCAACCTATCTGCTCTTCGTGATTGCGAATCCTGATAAAGCGCAGCCAACGGCTAATGTCTCCGCCTACTCTCTCATCGAAGCAGTACAGGCGCTCTACGATAAGCCTGAGCGCACCGTAGTAGTGTTCGATATGGAGGGCATGCCCAAGCATACGGCGAAGGCAATCAGCAAAGGTGCGCGGGATTTACAGCAGCGCTTTCCCGGTGCGCCAATCTTCACCGAATACGAGCAGGCAATGGAGTGGCTTGCGGAACGCTTAGCGAGTTAGTTGTAGCGCGTCAGTGTAGTTGGGTGCCTCGCCCGTGTGATCAGACATGAGCGAGGCGGTGAAAGGGAATATGTTCAACAAGGGTGATAAGGTCGTTTTTATCAACGAAAATAAGAAGGCCTCTCCGCGTGATCCTGAGCACGGCAAGGCGGGTGTAGTGTTGGACTCACATACCACACCTGACGACGTTGAGGAAACCGTCGTGCAATTTGAGCATCAAGAGCAACCACTATGGCTTCTTGGTACAAAGAGACTTCATAAACAGTAGCGCGTCTCTATAGCGAGCAGGGCTGACCAATGAGGGAGCGACTAAGCGCGCAAGCGTGGTAATCCACCTGCTCACCAACTCATAGATAGCTATAGCGCCCTGGAGGATTGGGCATGGACGACGGAGAAGAGTATACGGTGAGTCTGGTGGTTCTAGTGGAAGACGAGCCAGAGCACACTGAGGATCACCCGCATTGTGATGATGTAGCGTGTCCCTGTAATGCAGCGTGAGTAGTTCGGTGCCTGCCTGATATGGTTCAGATATCAGGCAGGCGATGACCAAAGAAGGAAGTAGCTTCCATGGCCTTTGTTAGTATACCCACTTCAGACGAAATTGACGAGATGTCCATCTCGGATGTTCGCAATGATTTTTCCTCGATGATGTCCAGTATTGTGTCCTCGTATGGCGATGATCAGGACTTGCCCGTACGCTATCCTCCAACGGAGCGGCCAGGGGAGGATGAGTGATGGTGGAAGTGATTGAAGGGCGCTTGCACTATAGCATGGTCAAATCAACCGCGTCGTGCATCGTGACCATGCCGGTGGGCTTCACGATCTACATTACCCACCGAGAGATAGGGAGACCGGCGTATTGGTATCGTGCGCTCCGAACGCCTGACGAAGAGTTTGTCTATCCCCTGATCCTCTGGACGGATGTGCGTGCGCAACTCCTCGTCGGCGACCACGCGTGGGCGACCGTACTCATCGGGCAAGAGGGTACGCCAGTGGTGGAGGGTGCACACGGGATGCATCTTACGGTATCGATGTTTGGAGCGTAGAAATTGTCAAGGCTTGGGATGAGCCCGCAGTACTACATACTGCGAAGCCTCTTGTGAGGCGATCCACTCGATGTTTGGCGAGCAAGAGAAACGAGAGGAGTAGGGAGCATGGCAGGCATTCTGGTGTTGGCGGTTGTCCTGGCGGTGGGCATTCTCACCACTTCGGGTAAATCCACTGAGAAGAAGTGGCGGCAGCGGCGCGCACGAGATGAGCAGTCTCGTCCTGGTAGTCGGGCAGAGCATGAGTGGGTGGACAATGAGCCAGGTGGCGGTGCGTGGGTGCTGGCTCTTATCGTGATTATTGCCCTCTGTATTGTTGCGGTGCATGTCGGATAAGCAGAAGAAGAGAGGAGAGAGCACGATGGAGTACATGAGTGTTGAGATATTCAGGCATTTTCTGTTAGTGGTGGTCTTTCCGCCATTGCTGTTGTGTGCGCTCGCCCTCTCTGCTCTCCTCTATTTGGAGTTACGGGTCCGGCCAGCGTGGCAGCCGATTAGTGCACGCAGGGTACCACTTACGGTAATGCCCTACCGTAGTGGGCGTCATACGCTTGCAGGGCAGGCGGCACAGGTAGCACATCAACGCTACCTGGATGATTTGAGGATGAAACGTTACCAGAAATATCAAGGAAATGTACGCAATTGGCACCGGGGGAATACCCACCTACAGAAAGTGAGCTTGTATGCAGCAGCATCGTGAAGTTGAAAGAGGGACTGCGCAGCATCAGGTACGACCGTCATGGAGCGCGGAGACGGTCTTCGCGGTCGTTGTATCTGCGGGCGTCGGTGTCTGGTTGCTCTTTCTTGTCCTGCAATGGGTGGTTGGGCAGATCGCGGTTTGGTATGTACAGCATCTCTTTCTGGCGATTGTGCTCTCGGTGGTTATTGGCACCGCGACCCTTGCCCCGCTTGTCTATAAGGTGTGGAAACTGTTGGAGGACCGACACCATGAGGTGATGGACCGTGCGGCGAATCGTAACATTCTGGTCACCTCCGAACTGAATATGCGGCGCGGGTATAACACGAAGTATATCAATCAAGTCACGGGGGTGACGGTGGAATCGATCAATCCTGAGACGGTGCGACCGGTCGCACGCAATGTAACGAATAACCATTTCCTTGAGGGGCCAGAGAGCGAGGAAGAAGAAGAGGACGAAGTCGAACAGCCAACCATTGAAGAGTGTATGGCACAGGTGAAGCGGAATAGCTTTGATGTCTGTGTTGGTCGGTCTATCGAGACGGGTGAGTATCGCATCGTCAATGTCTACAAAAAGCATTGGAAGATCATCGGCGGGTCTCAGATGGGCAAGAGCGCAGCCATGATTGCGAACTTGCGCATGCTCGCTGACACCCATGATCCAGAGCGATTGACGATTGCACCGCTTGACTTGGAAGATCAGAATGTCAATTTGCTTGCTGATCTTCCGCATATTGCACGCTGGCGGGATACCCCACTTCTTGCACGCAATGAGGGTGAGGTAGTAGATCGTCTTGATGATTTGGTAGACATGATGAATTACCGCTACACGCTCACAAAAAAAGAGGTGAAGCGATTGCCGATTGTCATTGTCTATATTGAAGAATTATTGAGACTGAAAGATTACTATAAAAATGCGATTAAAACCGCTGCCCTCCAAGGATCGGAGGCGGTCAAACGCGCAAAGGCGCTGTACACACGATTGATCGAAGCTCTCAATGCACTATCGGGACGTGGACTCAAAGCGCGTATCCAACTCTTTGTTGCGGCACAGGTAGATTATCGTGATGAGGACCTGGTCGCGGCCTGGAAAAATATTCAATTTGGGCAGAGTTTCAAAGTGGAGGCAAATGCTGCGCGTGCAGCGGGATTCAACAATAACGAGCTGCTAGCCGATAACTACGAACATGGTGATGTGGGTGAATTTGTTCTCCAGTATATTCGTTTGGCCGATCTGTGTATCGGTCCTTACTTCCCACTTGAGGACCTGGTGGAAGAGTGGGAGAACGAGCGAGAGCGATTGGAGGAAGAACAGGCAACGCAGAAACCACAGGGACCCTATATCATTGCCGCTAATGGCGAGATTAGGGATACCCCACCGGCACGAGGGGCATACACCTATCATCCAGGGCGACCTACCACACAACCATTGCGCGAACAGACAAATGAATGGATGATTGCGCAATTTCGGGAGCGTTTAGGCGACGATGAACGAGCCGCCCTGGATCGCCTGATTCATGAAGATGCTCAAAGGGACGCAGGCGAGGATGGAATGGAGGCGAGTGGCGAATCTAGCGACTCGCCCAGGCGAGTGCGCAGCACAAAAAATACGTCCGTTAACAATGGAGTTTCTGCTTTAGGCGAGCAGTTGGGCGAATCCGCCCAGGCGTGTCACGCCTGTGATACCCCTGTCGAGCAGCCTGTGGAGCGGATAGGCGAGTCGCCCAATGCGCATGCGAACTATCCGATGATGAATGAAACACAAATAGCGCAATTTAAAGCCCTTTATCTCTTACATGGGACTGAGAAGAGCCTGGACATGATCAAGGGGTGCTCACATAAGCACCGCGAGCATGCCCGCGTCATTATTCGTGAGCACAATTTGCAGAGAAAGAGAGGGTAGTATGCCACAACAACCACGAAAACGGCCTGCCACTTATCACGAGCACGTTGTGGCGAGTTATCATCGCAGACATCAGCAGAGGATGGAGGAGGTCCCGCAGAAGTCTGAACCGGTGCCAGAAGTTTCTCCTCCTGTTCCTGTCACGTCAGCGAAGAAGCATGGGCGTAAGACCTATAAGCGGCGTACTACCACTGGCAGGAGAGCGCAGGCGAAAGTACAGTCTCGTGATAGCGCTGGACGTTTTAGTTTTGGGGAGATTAAGAATTTTGTCACCGCAAAGAAGCTGAGAGAGAATATCAAGGCGAATGTGCGATTATCCAGGCAAGGTGCACGCGAGAATAGCCCTATTTTGCGAGGAGCGGGTACGTCCAAGAAGCCTGTCAGACGAAGGCGTGTGGTGCGTAGAGGCACTTCAGAGCGACCACATAAGCCTACGCAGAGGGAAATACAGCAGTTCCACAAGGAACATGAGCGAAGAGTGCGAGATCGCTGGGGCGTGCTTGGGATGCTTGCACGTCGGATTATAGGACGAGGAGAAGAATAACATGGGCTGGTTCGATTATAAACCACGTTCGATTGATAATGCACCCGCACTCTCCTTCATCGCGCACAAGACTGCTGGGGGCTTTGATTATTGCGGTGGCAACTATGACAATGGAGATATGGGCGAGACAATGGCAGATTGGGCGTGCTCAGGCAGGTATAGCCGCTTCGAGTGCAAGAACGATCAGGGGCGAGTGTATCGCTATAGTGCTGAAGAGTTACGCAAATAGAGAGGAATAGTACTATGACAACTGTACAGCAACCACAACAGAAAAAGACAATGAATCTGCGAGGATGGGCGAGTAGCCCGTATGTGCTCATTCTCGCGCCCGTCCTCATCGCAGGCTTTTATCTCGTGCTCCATCCCGAATATATCGGGTGGGCACTCAACAACCCCTACTCGGTCGCGTGTGTTCTGGCGATCCCGGTGTGCGTCTTCCTGGTGAAGCTGGTCTTCAACTTCTTTAGCGTGATCGAGCAGTGGATACGCCTCCAATTTGAGCGCATTCGGACAGCGAAACGTGGGCAATTCCTTGAGTTTGTGATTGCGGTCTTCATGTTTGTGAGCGTCTGTGAGGCGGGACCGTTCTTCAATAAAGTACAAGGCAATATCCTGGGTGGTGCCCTTGGCTACATCACGGTCTTTGCCTTCGATCTGGTAGCTGTAGTCTGCATGAAGTCGCGTGCCAAGATGCTGCGTAAAGGGCATGATAAGCAGGCACATATCTATCAGATGGGTGTATGGATTTGTGCTCTTGTTTCTATCTACGCCAATGCTGATAGCGCCATTGTGAACTTATCCCTTGCTTCGCTTGATAAGAATCCGCTTGCCTTTCTCTCTCCGCTCGCTGGTGTGGCTTTTCCCGTCATGATCATCTTTTTATCCAATGCCACCGACACTGATGAGGACATTGATGATCCTGCACTATTCAAGATGGAACAGCAGAAGCGTGTTGAGTTTGCGCGTGCGAAACGTGAGATAGCGACTGCACTCTTCGAGGAAAAAGTACAGTTTAGCCTGCTGCATCAGCGCGAGTTTTTTCTCAAGTCCTGGCTCTTTAGTAAAGCGAAAATAACCTTTGTCATCGAGACTATCACTGCACAAATCAAGACATCTATTGCAGCAGAAATCAAGCAGTTGAAAGAGGAGTTATCTCGCAAAGAACAGACCATCCAGGGACAGGTTGAACGCATAGAAAAGATGCACGATGAGATGCAAAAACAGTCACAACTTATGGCTATGCAGATCACGGTTATCGAGCGTTTTCAGGTTGAGCATGCAGACCTCAAGCAAGAGGTGTTCCGTTGTACTGTTCTCATGGAAGATTTCACGCAAAATATTCTAGAAAATGAGGTAGCTTTTGAGCACGAGACGAGCACGGACGAAATGGAATCTATTGTTGTTGAAACGCCTCTTCGACAACGGTCAAAAGATACACAAAAATTGCCAGAGTTACTGCCTGATCGACAGGAAGTAACGAGGCCAAAAAGTTCTGCACCAGTCAATATAAAAAGTCGCTCGAAGTTGGCGAAAAATGTCTACTCAAAAACTGAGGCTGCGCAACTTGCAAAGTGTAAAGTTTCTGAGATTGAAAATGCGTTACAGCAGGGGGTGCTTTCGACTTCTGCGAACGGCGAGAAAATATTGAAATCATCACTGAGAAATTTTATTGCAGGGCGAAGAAAAGTTACTGCTTAGAGGAGTGGTTGGCATGATAACTCTTGGACGACTGGAACGGGTAAATGTCCGTGCTGCATGGACAAATGAGGCGATAGATTTTACGCCCTGGCTGGCCGCTAATCTGGATCTCTTGAGTGAAGCACTAGGCATGAACTTGGAACTGGAGATGGAAGAAAAGTATGTTGGAACGTTTCGAGCGGATATTCTTGCTAGGAATAGCGATTCAGGTGAATGGGTGCTGATTGAAAATCAACTGGATCGTACCGATCACGGGCATCTTGGACAGATCGTTACGTATGCTGCTGGATTGGATGCTGCAACGGTGATTTGGATTGCTGAGAACTTTAGTGATGAGCATCTAGCAGCTCTAGATTGGCTAAATAGCATTACGGATGAAAACATTCTTTTCTTCGGCGTCCAGATCGAATTGTGGTCAATCGGTGGGTCCGTTGCTCCGAAATTCCAGGTTGTATGCAAACCCAACTCCTGGGTGAAGAAGGCGAAAAATCTCAAGAAAGTCCTGGGTGATGAGGAACTTGATTTTAGAGTGGAAAGTGAGATGGATGAGTTGATGGATCGTTATCCAGGCTTACAGCAGTGGGTTACCTCTGGACAGCGCAGTGTAACTATAGAGGATATTGTAAGGATTACAGGGCACACGCCGCACATGGTCAGAAGGAGAGAGAAAGAAGGTGTCTTCAAGAAGACGAAGAGACCGGGAACTTATCGCCTAGACTCTGTTATTTCGTGGTTGAAGGTTGCACCTTTGCCACGATCTAAGGAAGCGCAATCTGAGGTGACTACTGGTGAGTATACCGCTGATTCAGCTTGATGGATTTGTCCCTTTAGAAGTGTAGTTTCGTAGGCGATTTGTAGAGAGATTGCAGAGCAAGAGAAAGCGAGTAACCCGTGAGCATTTTTGAGAGTGTTCGATACGGCAAAGTGACCTTCACGAGTGATTCTGAGTACCAGAAGATCACGCGGCAATCGGTGAGACGTGCACAGGCAGGAGAAGCCTCTGCCAACGACTTGGCGCAAATCAAGTACGCTGTGGAGAATAAGCATGGACATCGCCCGCCACATGACCTATTCCGCTCCTATGGACGGATGATAGAGGAGGCTGAAACTGTGATCGATGGGGCATCTGATGCGTGCCCGATGTGTGGCACGTCTGAGTGCAGACATAATTCGTGACAAGTGTCGTCAAGCAACCGCCTTTCTTCGGATGGGCGGTATTTTTGTGTGACGTTCCATGCTGAGCAAGAATTCACTCCTTGCGGAGTAGGCGCTGTCCGAGCCTGAGTATGTTTACCGCAGCATTTGTGTCTCGATCTAGCTCACATCCACACTCGCAGGAGTGCCAACGCTCGTCAAGGTTCTTCTTTCTGACGGTGCCACATCCTGAGCAGGTTTGCGAGGTATAGCGGGGATTGACTTGAACTACAGTACGCCCGGCCCATGCTGCCTTGACGCTGGTGAGTTCAATCATCTCTCCCCATGCTGCATCTAAGATGGACTTATTAAGTCCTGCCTTCGCACTTGCGCCATTGGGAAGGTATTCTCTTGTCTCTGCATCTTGTTTGGGTTTCGGACGTTTGGATAAGTTGGCAGGCTGTAGCTCTTCAAACGCGATGACCTGATATTTGTTCACCAATTGGCGAGAGGCTTTGTGCAGAAAGTCGCGCCGTTGGTTTCTAATCTTGCGGTGTGTTCTGGCAACCATCTTGACGGTCTTCTTGCGTCGGTTGCTTCCCCTCTTCTTCCGAGATAAGGCTTGCTGATGTTTGGCAAGTTTCTTTTCAGCACTTCGGTAATAGCGGGGATTGTCAATAAAGGTCCCATCCGACAAGGCAGCAAAATGGGTAACACCTAAGTCTATCCCTACATCCTCATATGACAGTGGTAACTTCTCAGCCTCTACTTCACAGGCAAAGCAGACGTACCAGTGCTTACCCTCGCGTTTGATGGTAGCGGTCTTCATCTTGCCTTCGATGGGACGATGTAACTTGATTTTGATATCGCCAATTCTGGAAAGACAGAGACGATCTCCTTTGACTTTGAAGCCTACATTTTGGGAATAGCCGAAACTATTATATCGAGTCTTGCTTTTAAATCGTGGATAGCCTGGAGTTTGCCCTGCTTTCATGCGTCTAAAAAATGCTTTGAACGCTAGGTCAACCCTATACAAAGTGTTACGGAGAACAGTGATAAGGATATCGTTATATTCCTTGCGTTCTTCTCGGACCTCTGCTAATTCTGCTGTTTGATCATAATAGCTGATGTCACGCTCTTTTGCCGCTTGTTTGCGCCACTCAGCGTTGTAGTAGTTGGGGGATGATTTGATGTTCGTCCAGATATCGCGCCTCTCTTGCAGTGCAGCATTGTATAACTCGCAACACCGTTCTAAGGTCTCTTTGTCTGGAAGATGAGCTAAATACTGTGCCACCGTTACCTTTTTTCGATCTGGCAAGATCTCGACAAAGCGCTTGGCCTCGATATCGGTAATCATCGCTCGTGGTTTTCCCATGAGGTGCAGCTCGTCCAGTCCGAGGACTCTGGGAGTGGATTGCTGCATAACCTGTTCTAATTCCAGAACGTATTCATGAAAGATCGTGCGTACCGTTTTCTCATCCAGACCGCATTCAGAGGCGAGTGCGACAAAGGGGCGAAAGAGCGATTGGAGTTTCACATAGCGTACCAAGCGGCGGGTAGCAGACCGATGCTCATCCACTTCAGGGAAGACCTCAAACCATGTTTTCCGGCATGCCTTACAACGATAGCGTACTCGATGAACGAGAATAAGCACCTGCTTTCCGTGACATGGTAAATCACGGATGGTTTGCTCATCCGTTGCGTGCTTCACCACAGCAAGGCTTCCACAGACGGGACAGGCTGAACGAGGAAGGCAAGGCCGGGCAAAAATGAGGTAGACTTTCTCTCGTTCCTCACAGTCAATCATCTGCCAGCACGGTAAATTCAATAAATCCACACTGCTCAAAAACACACACCAAATACCGCTAGTAATTTTGGTAATCGTCTCTCCTGCATTACCCGTTCTATGTCTGCCTTACACAAGCGGAAATGCTGAGGCAGTAAATTCAATCCGTTCGCGATTTTGTAGGAAACGTGTAGGATTTTTCATCACTGCGACGAATTTTCTGAGAAATTTGAAATATTGCAATATTCATCTTGAAAAGTATTGCATTTCATCTTGAAATATGTTATTATTCAAGTAACGGAACGATGCAGATAGCTTCAAAAGGAGATACCAACCATGCTTAACAAATACGATGTAGCCGCAATTGCAGCCACCAACGATCTGGAAGGTGAGAACTTTCACAAATTGACAGCAGCAGAGCAGCGTGAATTGTTCGGCTTCGCAGCATTCGGACGTAAGAGCGTCAATTTCGAGTCTGATGGACAGGGAACGGTTCGCATTGCCAGTACTGCTTGCTTCGGTACCGATGGTAACGTGACTCTGCTCTCTTATGAGCAGTTCGCTGAGTATTGCAATAAGCAACAGAAGATCGAGCAGTAGTTGAGAGTGGCGGGACCTCGTGCCCCGCCACGTTTCCCTCGCATAGCAGATCAAAGGAGAACAAGACAAGATGAGAAAGTCCAAGCGAGAAGTCACCTATGATGGTAGCACTTACAAGGTGCGCTCTGACACGATTGTGATTCCTGACTTCACACAGATGCAGCGTTTCGAGGCACTTCAATGGATGTGTCGTCACACGTATGGGCGTGGCTACAGTAAACCGAATCCACTTCAGGGCTTTGGGGGAGTCATCAGCCTGATTGGGAAATCATGACCAAACAATGGGGAGGAAAGCGGCCAGGATCAGGACCGCGACGAAGACGCCTCACACTCAGCAAAAAGGGCGGAGATGATCTGGCACAATTAGCAAAGAAATGGAAAGAGGCTCGGAACAATCCAGAGATGAGTGAAGAAGCCATAGTAGAGGAGTTGATCGAGATCGCGTTGCAGCAAGAGGTTCCACCAGCTCCACCACCCTAATCTGTACAGAGACACCCTGAATCGGAATTTATTGTGGTTGCAGCAGGAATGTCGAAAAGACATCCACAATAAATTCCGATTTTGCTACCTGATGTACGCCGCCTGCTTTGAGTCCCCATCCACAATTATTTCCGAAGGCACAAAAATATTTGTGCTCGTTCATGCACCCTTGAAAAGGATGAGACGACATGCTATCATAAGCATAGCAGCCTGTGATTACCACATTGCAATGTATGTAGTTGTTGTTGTGTTCTAAAAGGCAACGATTGCAGGTTGCGCACACACCGATCTATTGGTTCATCGCTGAGGTGGCCCTATGTCACTTGGGGAAGATACGCAAAAGCTGCTAGCGAGCAAGTTGCCCTACTCACATCATTTACTCGAAGATATTGAGCATGAGTGTGAAACCATTGCCACCCGCTATGATGGTTGGGGCGGCTTCAAGCTTGCATCGCAAGGACTGGAATGTGGGAAACTTCTGGTCAAAATTGTAGAAAGCACCCTTTGTCGCCGTCTTGATCGAGGCAAAGAAGCACATAAAGCACATTAGTTTGTAAATATCGTTGACGCGACAGAATCGAAACGATACCGGCGTCTCACTTTGACTCTCGTAAGAGGGTTGGTGTGAGACGCCTTTTTGTTTGTTTGCGCGAAGGAGGGCGAAAGTGGATGGACCCCAGTACGAGACCACGCTCATCATGCGATTGCATACCGATGTGAGTGGCATGAACCCGGCTCAGATCGAGTTGATCAAGGCGATGTACCTCGCTGGTATTCCACAAGACCTCCACGAGAAGATTGACTTTCAAGTGGTGAACCGTCCACCATCGCACTCTGCACGGATGCTCTATCACATCCGTCGCGAACATGAGGAGCGTGAGAGTGGATGCCGCCAATACTACCGTCCTCGCCAATATGGGAAACGCCTGGTGGAGGATGAGTCATGAGCACTGTACAGCCGCAGAACAACATTCGCAAGTGGGCAGATCATGCCGTACTCAGCATGCAACCACCCTACGATGAGCCACAGGACGGGTTGTTCTTCGTGACGTTCAACAACTCGAAGAAGCGCGGCAAGATGCGAGCACTGCAATCCTATGACGCATGGGGGTACTGCTTTGCTGAGACAGGGCATGTGACACTGGATACGACGCATTTGCCGGTGAAGGGATTCGAGAGTATGGGGCAAATGCGCGAGTACTTGGGCAAGTTGGGGATGTATCGCGTGGTGTGGCAGCAGAAGAATGAGGATGAAGGATGAGTGGAGGACATTGGGGCTATCTCTCACATCGAATAGAGGAACGGGCTGGCGTACCACTGGATGATGTGTGGAGGATGCTTGCGGCTATTGAGCATGAACTGGATTGGGGCATCTGCTGTGATACCTGCTATGACTGCGCCAAGATACGCGTTGTTAATGCCCTGGAAGCCTATTTCGATACAGAGGCGACCTCCATTGACAACGCTTTACGGCTTATTCGTAGTAGCGAGCCTGAATGTGGGAAATGTCGAGAGTGGCACAAGAAGCACGATATGCCACGAGAGATACAGCCACGTGCATCGGTAACAGTTGAGTTCTCGCTGGATGGTAGTAAGGTCTATAAGGGCGTGGTCTATGAGAGGGAACAGGGATAGATGAACACAACATGTGAGCAATGTGGTGGCTACACGCATTACACAAGCGATGCCACATTCGTAAAACTGCCAGCGAGTATTGTGCTTCCTCCTCTCCGTTCTGGTCATTCTACACCGACACTCAGTGGTGATCTCGGACATAACGCTACGGTGTACTACGACGATGATCCCTACAGCACATCCGATGGGGAGTCGTTCACGGTGCGCTCGGTCATGCTCAGTGACAAGATGCGACAGGTGGCGCTGGTTCCGAAAGAGGCGTTGGCGTTGTTGGCTTGGCTGCAACAGGAAGAAGAGACGTTGAAGGCGTTGGCGAAGGAGTACGAGGGATGATAACAGACAACTTCCTTCCTCCTCTTCTCGCCTTCGGCATATTGGGGAACCAGCCCCAGTTCCGATTCCCCAACATGCCCTCGGTGGGGGCGAACTTATGAGTAGCCTTATTGAACGCCCGTTCATCACCGCACACTTGGACGAACTCTCGTCTGCACGACGGGCGTACATCGAAGAGCGGGCGGCACAAGAGATCACGGTTGACGCTGTGCCTCATCGGCTTACAAGTATGCGGTTGTCGGTAGACTACTCAATGGCAACGTTGATTGGTGTCTATGAGCCGGTAGAGGTAGTGGCGGTATGAGTGCACTCTCCACTGGCTTCCACGTCCACCGTGAGAACTACATCGTCATTGAGCAGAATTGCGCCTATGTCTATTGTGCGATTTGTGGAGGGCTCAAGTTCCCTCATCTCTTCGCTGCTGAGCATCCCAACCAGTCCGTGCAGATTACGGCGCTGTGGCCCGCCTGTCTCTGCCAAAGCACGAACGAGAAGATCAAGATTGCGATCCAGCACGTATTGCAAGACATTTATCAGCAGAGTGGCAATTGTTCGGATGTGGAAGAAGTGCGGCAATTGCTCTTGCGTGTGGCGAGTCGGGAGGAGATGAGGCGATGAACATCAACTGGATCACGCTACTTGTTGAATTATGGCCGCTGTTGTTCTATGTCGTATCGGGAGTGATCATCACGTGGGCGGTTTACCGGGAACGCCGTCGCCAGCCGTGCGCAGCAGATCATGATGAAGAACAGTGGGCATGATAGGAGGCAACTGATATGCGTGAATTACTCGTTCCTACCACGGTACTTATTCTCTTTGTGCTCGTGCGCGCTGGGGATATCGCGATTATGGCAGCGATTGCGCGTGATGTGTTGCGGGCTGTGCTCTACGGTATTGTCGCTGTGCTTGCTTTGATTGTATTGATATTCGCGCTATTCCTGCACTGAGGAGACACTAGATGACCGGCTTTGGCTCAACTCCAACGACCACGACGCAGGGCACGCTCGCCACTGATCAATTTCCGATCAGTAGCGTAGCCCCTCCAGGGCAGATGAATGGTGATCTCATCGCGCTCAAGGGTGGTCCTGTCACTACTGACGGAAACACGAATAAACTCGCGGCGGCTGCAACATACACCTATGACGGTGAAAACGAGACGCTGGGGGCAAAGACTGATGCGGCGTGGTCCGGCTCAGGTGCAGGTTCAGAGATTGCCATTCTCAAGAAGCTTGTAGCCTTGCTCACTGCCGCTATCACTGTTTCTGGTTCTGTTACCACCAATGCCGGGACGAATACCAGTACGGCGGCGCTCGCTCTGGAAACTGGCGGAAATCTGGCGGCATCGAAGACCGATCTCGACGCGATTAACACGGCAATTGGCGCAATCTCGGATGTAGCCTATAGCGGATCAGGAAATGGCACGGAGATTGCACTCCTCAAGAAGATTGTCGCAGAACTGGCGGCAACGCTCACTATTTCGGGCTCCGTCACGGCCAACGCGGGCACAAACCTCAATACGTCCTCTCTCGCTTTAGAGACGGGTGGTAATCTTGCTTCCGCAAAGACAGACCTGGATGCAATCAATACCGCAGTTGGTACACAGGCTGACGCTGCCTGGTCAGGGAGTGGAAGTGGTTCAGAAATAGCCATCCTGAAGAAAATAGTAGCGGAATTGGCAGCCACATTGACAGTGAGTGGTAGTGGCAATTTTACCGTTACTCAGGGCACCGGCTCCAACCTCCATGCAGTCCTTGATAGCGGATCTACCACGGCGGTTACACAGGCGACGGGGAGCAATCTGCATACCGTGGTGGATAGTGGCGCAATCACGGCCACGACGAACGCGGATACCACGATTGGCGGTACCACAGCGCCAGCGAAAGAATTGCTCATTGCAGGCAAGACGAACGACGGCACACCGCAATACCAACCACTTCCCGAAGGCACTGGTGGGCGCTCAGTCATCGTAGAAGGTGTCGCAGGGGGAACCGCTGTCCCGGTCAGTGGCACGTTCTGGCAAGCAACACAGCCTGTGAGTGGGACCGTCACGACGAATGCAGGAACCAATCTCAATACCTCCGCGCTGGCACTGGATACCTCCGTTAACGGCGTAATTGTCTCGCAAGGCAGTACCACCAGTGGTGAGAAGGGTCCACTCATTCAGGGCGCGGTTACTACAGCAGCGCCATCCTACACCACTGCGCAAACAAGCCCGATCTCCCTCACCACCGCAGGGGCCGTACGCACGGACGCATCAGCCACCACGCAACCCATATCCGCTGCTTCTCTACCCCTCCCAAGTGGCGCGTCCACCGCTGCAAAACAGCCCGCACTTGGAACGGCTGGTAGCGCCTCCGCTGATGTGCTGACAGTACAAGGTATTGCTAGCATGACCGCACTCAAGGTGGACGGTAGCGCAACTACACAGCCTGAGAACCTGACGCAAATCGGCGGGACGAATGTGGTCACAGGCGGGGCAAGTGGACTGCTGGCGGTCGGTGGACCTGTCGCAAGTGGGGCAAGTAATGCCGATAACCCCGTCAAGGCGGGCGCGGTCTACAACTCCACACAGCCCACGGTGACCACCGGGCAAGTTGTCGATGTCCAAGCAACCTCTCGTGGCGCACAAATCGTTGCGACAGGGGCCGATACCTTTAACGCTGCTGTTACCGGGACCGTTACGGCGAACGCGGGAACCAATCTCAACACCTCTTCGCTCGCGCTCGAAACTGGAGGCAACCTTGCCACACTTGCGGGTGCTGTGACGAGCGCAAAGGTTCAGACGAATACCGCACAAATTAACGGTGTGGCTCCCACGATGGGTAACGGTGTCAGTGGTACAGGGGTCCAGCGAGTCACCATCGCAAGTGACTCTACAGGGCAGATCACCGCGAATGCAGGTACGAACCTCAATACATCAGCACTAGCGCTGGATACGTCGGTGAATGGTGTTATCGTCTCACAAGGGAGCACGACTTCAGGCGAGAAAGGTCCACTGATTCAGGGTGCCGTAACGACTTCAGCTCCAACATATACCACCGCACAAACCAGCCCTATTTCGCTCACGACCGCAGGTGCGGTGCGTACCGACGCATCGGCTACAACACAACCGGTGAGCGGAACCGTTACCGTGACTGCCACCAATCTGCAAACAAATCTCAACCAAGTTGCTGGTTCTGCCATTGCCACTGCCGCGACCGGGATCGCTAAAGTTGGGGTGACGGACGGCTCTGGCAACGCCATCACCTCTACCTCCAACGCGCTTGACATCAATATCAAGAGCGGAGGTGGGTCTGGTTTCTCCGTTACCGATGAAGCGGCATGGACAGCGGGTACTTCTGCGCTTGTCCCAACAGGCGGCGTGTTCAATGACTCTGCGGCGGCGCTGACCTCCGGGCAAGAGGGCACGGTACGGGTGACCAACAACCGAGCCATGCATGCCAACTTGCGCGATGCATCAGGGAATCAACTTCTTGGCTCAAAAACATCGGCAAATTCCGTACCAGTGGTGGTTGCCTCCGACCAAGGGGCGGTTCCAGTCAGTGGGACCGTTTCGATCACTGCTAATAGTGCAGTGAACGTTGCCCAAGTGGCTGGAACAACCACGGATACTAACTCAGGGAACAAATCAGCCGGGACGCAGCGTGTGGTTTTGGCAACGGATCAGCCACAATTGACCAACGCGCTGAAAGTCGATGGCAGTGCTGTAACGCAACCTGTGTCGGGAACAGTCTCCATTACCGCAAACAGTGCCGTCAATGTGGCGCAAGTCAACGGCGTTACCACCACAACAGGCAACGGCGTCAGCGGTACCGGCGTCCAACGCGTGACACTCGCAAGTGATAGTACGGGACAAGTCACGCTCGCCGCAGGGGCAAACACCGTTGGAGCAGTCACACAGGCATCAGGCCCTTGGACAAGCAATGTGACACAGTTCGGTGGCACGAACGTCTCGACAGGGACCGGTGCCTCAGGGACGGGTATTCCTCGTGTGACAGTCGCCAATGACTCACAGGTACAATTGTGGGATGGGACGACAGGTCCCATCGCTGCAAAAGCCGCCACTACCTCGCCAACCCTTGCGGATAAGGCGCTGGTTCAGGTGCTCTCACCCAACAACACGGGACTCCCTGTCAACGCTCCCAAGATCGTGCAGAGTACCAGCAATAAGAGTAGTGGGTCAGTGGCATCGCTCGCAAAGGCGTTCACCTCCAACAATGTCGCGGGCAATTCCATTGTCGTGGTGTGTGCCGTTGGTAACGGGACCGCGCCCACGATCTCGGACAGCGCGAATACCTACACACAGGCCGTGCAGGTCGCCAATGGTAGCGCGTTGAATGTGGCGATCTTCTATGCCGTGAACATTGCCGCTGGGGCCAATACCGTCACAGTCAACAATGGTGGGACGACTGCCTCTATCGCGATGGAGATCTATGAGGTGAGTGGGCTGCTCTCACTTGCTCCCTCTCAACTGGATCAAACCGCTTCAGGGTCGGGTAGTTCTGGTACTGCCTCCACGTCCAATGTGAGTGCGCTGTCTCCCAACGAGTACGCCTTCGCTGGTGTCGGTATCGGCACGGCAGCGCAAACCATCACAGCGGGTTCAGGCTGGACGAATGATTCAGGACAGCAGAACCCGACCACGCCTGCGGGACTCTTCTCGTTTGTGTCGATGTCGCAGTATCTTGGCAGTTTAAAGGCAGTTACTCCACAAGCAACCTTCACAAGTGAGCCGTGGGCTATCGCGGTTGCTACCTTCCGTCCAGTCATCTTGGGAGTAGAAGGCACGTCGAAGATTACCGATGGCACGGTCACCATGTCCTTCGGACAGAACACGATGGCAAACTCCCTGCCAGTGGCTATCGCTTCAGACCAGGGCACGCTGACCGTTGCAGGCAGCGGGAACTTCACCGTAGCGCAGGCAACCGGGTCCAACCTCCATGCAGTCCTTGATGCGGGGAGCGCCGTTATCGGTCATGTGATCAATGATGCAAGCTCTGCGGTCATTGGACATGTCATTGCTGATAGTGGGTCTACCACCGCAGTCACACAAGCCACAGCATCTAACCTGAACGCGCAAGTGGTTGGTGCTGCTGCTTCTGGTGCGTCCAATAGTGGCAATCCCGTCAAGGCTGGCGGCGTATTCAACACGACGCAACCGACCGTTACCAATGGACAAGCGGTTGATGCGCAAATGACAGCTCGTGGCGCGTTGATTGTGGCGTCAGGAACCGACACCATTAACGTGACAGCGGCGGCTGGGACGAACCTCAACACCTCTGCCTTGGCACTTGAGACAGGTGGGAACCTGGCAACGCTCGCTGGGGCTGTGACTTCTGCCAAAGTACAGGAGAACGTTGCGCAGATCAACGGTGTCGCGCCACTTATGGGCAACGGCGTGACGGGAACAGGCTCACAGCGAGTCACCATCGCAAGTGATAACACGGCGTTTAGCGTGAACGCTGCGCAATCGGGCACCTGGACGGTCCAACCCGGCAATACGGCCAATACCACAGCCTGGAAGGTGGATGGATCGGCAGTCACCCAGCCCGTAAGTGCGACGAATCTGCAAACGAATCTCAATCAGATTGCCGGGTCATCTATCTCGACAGCAGCCACAGGCGTGCAGAAGGTGGGCATGGTTGGCAACGCAGGCGCAACCGTTGATAGCACGGTAGGCGCTGGCTCTGCTCCAACCAATGCGGTGGTAATCGGCTCGGTCTACAACTCCTCTGCTCCTGCTCCAACGAACGGACAGGCGATGGCCGTGCAAGCCGATCAGGCTGGAAACACGCGTGTGTTTCCAGCCGTCGCACTTGCCACATTGTCAGCTTGGAATAGTGGGACCTCGCTCAATGCGACACAAACGGTCTTTACCAACTCGGGTGCAGAGGCCGTGCTTGTCCAACTTACACAAACCACCACCTTGACTGCGGGTGCAATCACCTTTGAAGTCAATTACGATGGTTCGACTTGGGTGACGATCCCCGCCAACTGCGTGCTCGATCCAACGAGCACCACGTTTGCGCAAATCAGTATTCCGTACACCGTTCAGGCTTCCACCAATAAGCAGTTTTTACTGAACATGAACGGCGCGCAGGGGCTTCGCATCAAGCTTTCAACGCAAATTACTGGCTCTGGCTCGGTCACGCCGAACTATGCCTTGCTCCCATTCTCGCCCGCTGATGGAGTCATCGCATACAGTCCAACAGCAGCAAACTTCCTGGTTACCGCATCGGCTGGAACAAACCTCAACACATCGGCGCTAGCCCTAGAGACGGGTGGTAATCTGGCAACGCTCGCAGGCGCTATCACCAGCGCCAAGATGCAAGCTAATGTCGCTCAGATCAACGGTGTTACGCCGCTCATGGGCAATGGCACGACAGGGGCCGGCTCGCAGCGCGTGACGATTGCCTCTGACAACACGGCATTCACGGTCAATGCAGCGCAGAGCGGTACATGGACAACAGTCCCAAATGCGGCGACCAGTGGCGGGTCAACGCCATCTCACACGATCTCAGCATCAAGCACCAA